CGATTCGAGGTAAAGTTCAATCTGTGCAGTAGACCCGGCTCTAGCTGCCGTAGCCGTCTGTTCCGGCTTCATACCATGCCGCAACTCATACCAACGTTCGTTGGCAGCAGCAGGGTCGGTCTTATACAGATCGTTAATCTCTTGAGCTTCTTGAGCAGTAAGCTGTCGTCCAGAAGCTGTAATACGAGCCGGAGGATTAGGATCAACCTCAGTCGTATTAGTGCCAAGGCGTTCGGCCTTGGCCATCTGATGAATCTTCTTAGTTGCATTGACCTTGCCTACGGCAATTCGCTGCAACAGTTCGGTCTCATCTTTACCGTAGAAATATTCGGGATTAGCCCCGGTGTTGCTATCCAACGTCGCTCGGAGGCCCTTACGAGTCTGCTCGAAGGTAATTGACGCGCCATCCTGAAGATCAAGGACCTTAGGATAAACCGAGGAAACTTCCTCGACCGGAGGCGCAGCCGGAGCACCTGAAGGATCTGCATGAACGATTTCAGATTCGTGCTCAATCTGCGTCATGGGATCAACAAAGGTCACTACGTCTCGACCGGCCTTGGCTTGGCGGACGCCGCTGAACAATTTGTCCACATCGGCATCAGAAAGGTTATCTAGACCTTGGACAGGAAGGACAGAGCCTTCGGGAAGATCATCTTTTGTGATTCGTGTATCGACGCCTGCAAACTGGTCATCAACCCAGGCGCTGTTATCAATATTAGGCATTTTCATTCTCCTCTAGTAATCCACTAGAACGGTGATTTATAACATGCTCTCGGGCGGCGCAGGTGATACCTTTCGCAACCCGTCTTTTACTACATTTGGTGTCTTACGAGCACTATCTACTGCTTTTTGAACATCGTCTACAAGAAGATTACATATTCTAGTCGTAGTATAAGTAATCGCGTGTTCAGCTAAAATATCTTCTGTATCTTTTGGATCTGTAGCATGAAGTCTTCGAGCGGAGTCTGCTGCATACGAAGCCAGCATTTCCAGGATTACTCTCCATCCTGGCATACCCACAATTTGTGCCAAGGCCCGACCTTTGTTCCATAGATCTATTTCTGAGAGTTCTTCGGGGTCAAGTTCTTGACCTCGTATAGCTTCGAGCGTTTGTATTACATTCATCCCTGAATCCTTTGCAGGCATTCTGGACCTCTTTTCTAAATTGGAGCCACCGGGATGATTTGCACACCCGACATCCGAGGTACAAGCTCGGCGCTCTGCTCACTGAGCTACAGTGGCTTATTCTGAACTACCGAAACCCTGACCACCAGGTTCACCAGTAATCGCGAACGGCATAGCAGATTTCTCTAATGATTGGCGGAGAACATCTCTACCCGCCCTTGCAATATTTTCGGCATCAACAAGTTGAAGTTTATTGTTTTGTTGCTGCTGCGTCTGTTGTGCCTGAACCTGCGCTTTAGCCTGAACCTGTGCTCCAGGCTGCATGGCTTGCCATCTCTGCTGATCTTCCGGACTCATATCCACGATTACGTCGCTGAAGTTCTTCCAGTCGGAGACCTCGAACAACATACGGAGGACCTCGACCATATCAACTTTCTTACTTTGAATAGCGAGTTGATTTTCAGTCTGCTGGTTCGTAATGAACTGTATCATGATAGGTAAAGCCTGAGCCATGTTCTTACGAGCGAGAAGCTTAGCACCTGCTGAGATATTGAATCGTACACCGGCATTCAGGATCTCGATGATATCGTTTTGACCCTGCATATACGCACTCTGCAACTCATCACTTAGAATGTACTTAATAGTTGCAGTAGGTAGCAACGAACGGTTAAGCTCGTGGGCTGCGTACAGGAAAGGAATAATAACCTGATTAGCAAGTTTCTCGACAAAGTCTGAGATCCGGTTGCCCTGACCACCGGAGAGCAGGTTCGCTCCTGCGGCGGTTCGGGCAAGATTCGAGTGTCCGCTTGATCCAGCGAACCCGGTTGCAGACTCGCCTAGTGCGGCGAATTGCTCGACTCTATTCTGAGATAACTGAAGGTGTTCACCGGCTTCTGGGACAGCGGGCTGACGTTCGAGGGGAGCAAAGTCGCCCTTAGCATCGACCTCGACTATCTTACCGGGAGAAATACGAATACTCTGTGTAGGAACGCTCTTGCCCTTGACTCGAATATAAACACCATTCAGGTTCAAGGTCGCTTGATCGATCCAGGTATTCGTGATACCCTGTTGCAGTCTTTGTTCCGGGCCAATGACCTTGCCTAGACCAAGACTCCAGAAAGCTTCTGGAACATCCCACCAACCTACGGACAAAAACGGGATTACGCCGTAGGGATTATTATCGTTACAAATAACTAATTTCTTGTTGAGGACAACGATATAACTATCCGGGGTCCATCGCTCTAGAACTTCGAGAGGCTGGTCAAACGGATCAATAGTCGTGTCCTCGTAGCGCATAGTTGCTCGTGCGTCCCACAATGGGTTACGCAACATGTTCTCTTGAGCAGCCTGCTCTACGGGTTCCTTAGGAGGAAGGAACAATTCGAGTAGTTCGCCTCGACTAGGAATCTCAAAGCCAGGACGTTCTCTAAGTTTATCGAGATCATTCCACGTAAGGTAAAGACGATGGATAACATACTTAGCCTTACGAATATCCGGAACCTGGAGACCTGGATCGATCATAACATGTCTCATACTGACGATATGTTCGAACGTCGGGCGGTCTACATATTCTTCGACAATCTCCTCGTCTATCTGATCGTCGTCAGGATGAATCGTAACACTACCACTGCTTACCTGGACTTGGGTAGTGTTGTCTTTACGTTTATAGACCTTGCGTTCACGAGTGAAAGTCTCCCATCCCCACTTCCAGATAGAAGTACCAAATAGGACAGCGTTGATAGTACCGAGGCGAATCTCTTCTTTAAAATTGATGTCTTGAAGCTGATAGTCTAGAAGATCGCCAATCGCATCGGCTACAATCTTTTTTGTCCCCGGACGATTCTGTGTCATGAACGGAGGATTGTCATAAAACAATCCGTTCACGATCTGAGGAGTTATAGCATTAACCGCGTGTGCCACAGTGAAGAAAGGAACATTGGCTTTCTCAGTCTGCGTACCTTCCCAGTAGCGGGCAGTATAGGGGGATTGATAGAGCGTGTTAGCAGAAACCCAGCCTAAGACGAATTGTTTCGAACTTTCGAAAGATTCTGCTCTAATAGTATCTTGTAATACAAGGCGCAAAGCAGCGTCATCTTCCCACAGACCAGTAGCAAGAACATGTTTTGCTTGGTCAGGAGTTACTGGTCCATACGCATCAAATCCGGGGCGTTCGAGCAACATTTGACGTAGGCCCCTTTTCCTTAAATCTATGAATAGGGCGAATAGTCGCTCCCATTGTTTTAAGACGCTTCCATACTGTAGTTTGATTAGTATTCAAAATCTTGCCAATATCGGTTGTGCTGTAACCAGTTTGATACAATTTCAAAATTTCTTCGTTAGATAAATCTTTTCTGAAGAAAGGGTTATTTTCTCCAGTATAGTTTCTATTCTTTGTTACTTCTTTCATCTTCTCTAGAGTTTCGGGAGAAGCTTTCTTTCCCAAACGACCTTGTCTGTTTTTCTCTCGCCGCTCGTCAGTCATTACTGATTTGCCAACAGGACGACGACCAATCCCTGCTTTATCTAATCGTTTAATAATGGTTCGGCTTGAGCAGTTTAATTCTTTACAAATTTGTGGCAAACTCATACCACTAATATACATCAGAACAATCTGGAAAGTATTGAGGTCATCCCTTGTTTTGGAATGCTTAAAACTTGGATCGTTCATTGCTATACGAACGCTCTTACTTCTCTTGGCTCGAACTTCTGGACTAAGACCTCGTCTACCGTCCCCACCCTCGGTCATTACATATCCGGAATCCGGATTGTTAGCTTTGAGGGCAGAGATCCACATCCATTCAAGGTATGCGGCATCTTCTGACGATTCGGTTGTATCAACGGTTTGAATATAGAAGTTCTCCAAACCATCTTTACGCATCGCTCTATATAAATACTGGTCAGTTCCTTTTGCCGCGTCTCGTTGGTGTTGGTTCCAACGACGAGCAATACCTTGACAAGTCTGGCCTACGTAACGCTTATCGTTTAAGCGATTAGTAATTACGTAGATCTCGAACATTAAGCGTTCTCGACGCCGACAGAAGCCGAACCAACGCCCTTGGTCTTAACACCAGGACTCGGCTTACCTTTGCCCTCGGGAATATGAACGTTCATGTCTGCGACAGAACCAACAGGAGAAACACGTTCCTCGTAACCATCCATCTTTCCAGTAACGAGGTTAACTGAATTTCCAAAACTTGGCGAATCGGCAGAGCTATTAGACTCGCCTCGATTTGTTTCGACGGTCCAAGTTGTCCCACCTTTGCCCCAGACGCTGGGAGTCTGATCGCCAGAGTCTTCGAGGTTGCGATTGCCGCAAGGCGCTTCGGCAAGCTCATTATGACCTTGAGCGAAACCATGTTCTTTACCAGCCGGGATAAGGTCGGAGCCTTTTCCCGTAACTGGAAAATCTTCTCCACGAATGTAATAATTATCGACCTGAGTTATCGATTGATCAATTAGCTTATTTTTCTCGTCTGACATTTTATATCCTTTATAATTCTTTTACCAATCTATCATGCTACCAAGCCCATCCGAAAATTGATTATTTCGAGGCGCTGGTTCTGGTTCCGAAGGTTTGACCTCAACCAAAGGCTGAGGCACTTCACCGAATCCTAGTCTTCCGAAGGCATCTGCAGGTAATTCCGAGTCCGACAACCAGGGTCCGAACATGAGGTTATACTCAGCTTGTGCTCGACTATTCGGCATCGGTGTCATCTGAGGACCGAAGTTCTTTGCCCCCGGTAGTCCAGATGCGGACAACATCCGATTCATTCGTGGCGCATACGTAAGCTGCCTACTGATAGAATCTGGAATGTCATTCTTAGTCTGTTTATGAAGCAAGCACTTCTGGAACTCAGAATACAGTTCTTTCAGATACGGTAGATGAGCCACAAAGCGAAGTTTGCTCTCAAAAAGATACGGATGAAGTGCCGCCATCCTCGTCTGTTTCGCGCCGTCTTCTTTAGTGGGCTTTATCCAGTCGATTTTGCTGCAAACTGCAATAGTAGCCGGGTCCCCTGTCTTGAGAGCCTCGGATATAATCGTCGGTTCAATGAGATCGCTTCCAGCAGCGTTCTCGATTCCTATAACAAAAGGACGCCACTTGCGGGCGCACGAGACGACGGCTTTAGCGAGGTCAAGTGGTGTGAACCTCTGGCGGATAAGATCTATTACAACCATCCCGCCTTTTTCATCCCAGACTACGGTGGAGCAGACACAGAAATCTCTGTCTTTCTTTCGACTAAAGGCAAAGTCCCAGGTCTGAGAAATTGGCCCTCGCATTGGCATTTCGCTAATCGGAATCGTATTTCTCTGAAGCAAGGGCAAATCAAACGCTGTAGCAGTCTGAATACGGGGGTTCTGATTATATTGACCCTCCATGATGAATTCATCATCACGCCATTCCATAAGCAACTTAGAATAATCTAACAGCTTAGGAAGAAGAAAGTCACAACCTTCTGGCCCTGCTTCTATATAACTTACTTGTCGTCCTTCATCTTCAATTCTTTTCTTGACCTCGGGCTTAATTACAATAGCCCTAGCAATCATGAAAGAAGTCTTAAGCGAGGTATTAGTAATTATTTCTACGCAAGGACCATCGGTAGTAATTGTTACATCCCCGATATTTAGTTTCTCGATATCGATACCGTACATATCGTCATCGAGATAGCGAGTCCCTACTTTATATACATAACCCCACGGACGAAGTGTCTTTTTATTAATTCCAAAGTCTTTTGAAATCTTGGCACATTGTTCTACTGATGTAGCGTTATCATTTGAAACTACGTCGTCTGCAATCATTACTTCATAGTGACGACCAGAAATATTAGCACCAATAGAAATAGCATTTACAGTGCTTTCTTTTCTCTTTGTGCCGGGATTCTTATTGTACCATTTTGGACAACGATAGCCCTGAGAGGCTACGAAATCCTCGTCTGATACACACCACTCTGGAAAGAACAGATTCATCAGAGTAGGCGTTTCTTCTCGCAACACAAAATGAGCTTTAAGCTCTTCGACTAGACCGAAAGCCAAAGGGTCAGTAGCAGTAATAAAACAAATACGAATATGAGGAAAATTTAATATCCATTGAACTGCTTCAACAATGGTTAGCGTGCTCTTTATTCCACCACGAGGCCACAACAATCCTCGTGTTTTAATATCCTTATCTTGATCGGCTAGAGCTTTTGTCTTGTCTTTCTGGACATAGAACTTGGCTATTCTACCGTGTGTATCTTCTCTAAGCGCGTTGTTTATATGCGGTTGACCCGCGCCTTCTGGATTTGTTTCCCAGCAGAACCACCCGGCCAACCACAAAACATCTTGCTCACAACGTCGGATTACTTCTTGCCCAAGAGAACTTGAAGAAAGAGCCTCAAATCCATTCTGTTGGACAAACTCGGTATATTGATCTCGGTTCTCTAAGAGCAGACTATAGAGCCGGTCATTAGGAACTTCGCGCAGAGTCCGGAATTCGGACAAGAGACTCTCGATTGTATCGGGCACTGTTGATGTACTCCGTGGCTTTATTCGCCCATTGTCGGTCTTTATCCAATCTCTCTAAAGAACGATTACAATTAATACACAGAAGTCCGCGAACACACTTACCACAAGTTAGTTTTCCCGGACAACAGTTGTGGTCGTGATCAACACGAAGACTATTGTTTCCGCTCGGACTCTCTCGGCATATGGCGCACCGTCCATCTTGTTTCTTAAGAAGAATTAGAAAATCTTCGGGAGAAAGTTTGTATTTCAAAAATCTCTGATAATCTGCAGAGTATTGTTTTGCATTAGCCCAAGGAATAGACGGGGAGGAGCCATTTAAAACGCCTTTACCGGGTCCAAAACCTCCGCATACACATTTTACTCTATAGGGTTTAAGACAGCCGCATCTTTTACAAAGAACTAATTTTCTTTGCCCTTTGTTAACAGGTTCCCGGCCTTTAAGAGATTGGCTAATTTTTATTTTTGTTTCTTCCCGCATCGGTTTGCGAGCATACATACCTTTAGGCATTTTTTCTCCACGAAAGATCGGATAGGCGGTGTTCGTGGCACCGCCAACCCTACTCAGGGTAATTAGTCCTGAGATTATTTAAATTTTGTCTTGCTGTAATTCAGGATTAACAGGAACCGACCCTTTGGCCGCTCCGCTCGTTAATTTTTGTATAGCTCCTTGAACTTGTTCCGTTGTGCCGGAAACTTTCAGTTTAACCTTAACTGACTTCTTCTTCGAGGACTTTTTCTTTCCTGGTTTTGTCCTTGGACCCTTACGTCTACCACCAAGCATCATGCCGACTTTCATTCTTCGTCCTCGTCTTTCCGGCCAACGCGCTCAACATATTCACAGCAGCCTTCAGGATCTACAACAACTCGCTTATCTTCAGTTCGTGGTTCTTTCGACCACTTCATCATATCTTTTTGACCACACGAGTTATCGGACTTTTGAAAGTAAGAGCAGTTTTCGCATTCGAATTCTCCGAGGTCGTTTTCAGCCTCGTACCCAGTACCCGGCTCTCCATGAACCGATGCGGAGTTGATCTGGATTAGTTTCTTTTTGTTCTTTCCACCAAGGGTGTTTTTTACCGCCACTATTTTAGACCTTTTCTTCGGGCAGTATCGAGGGCGATTGCAACTGCTTGTTTCTGACTTGTTACCTTGGGGCCTTTCTTACTACCAGAATGAAGTGTTCCAGCCTTCCATTCATCCATGGTCCGTTTAATCTTCTTCTTAGCTTTAGCACTCTTTGGTGCTTTCTTTTTACCACCGAGGTTAAGTCCACCAGCACGATAATGTTTTGCCTCGTCTTTATTCAAGACGGCTTCATCTTTGTGAAGCTTTGCCATCCCTGTCTTAGAAACTCTCTTGGTTCCTTTCTTATACGAGGGTGGTTTTCCGCCCGAAGGCGCTCCGCCGCTAGGATGCTTGGCATCCGCATCGGCTTGCTCTTTATCACCAATCTCTCCGAGGATAGCGCCACCTAGACCACTAAGAGCGCCGCCCTGAAGCATTCGACCTATAAATTTTCCGACTCCCATTAGACTTTCCCCGGATCTCTTGTAGCTACTTTGGGATCATTCCTCCAACGACCACCCTCGCCAACACCACTCTTGCGAATTGCATTTATTTCTTCACGAGTTTGTTTTTTCGTTGGACGATCTTTCTTTGGGTCTCCGGCGAATGGAGCAAAAGATTTTGGCTTTTGTTTCCCACCAATCGTAATGGCCGGATTCTGGATAACTTTATTAGCCTGATCTTTAGGGACAACAACTTCGCCCTCGTGTACTTGAGCCTGACCGCTCTTTTCAACTACTCCGCCATCCTCGAAACTAGAAGGCGAGGCCATCTGAGTTCCAGGGCCGCCTTCGGAACTTCCAGGCACATCGAAGTGCGGGGCCATACTCTCTGCAGCGCTATTAAAATCTGGGTGATGGTGCATTTCACTCTTACCGCCGTCGAAATGATGTTCGAGGACAACGCCGCCATTCGCAGATTTATGAACCGTAATCTTATGTGACTTCTTCTTGGAACCCTTCTTAGCGGCTAGTTTCTTCTTTCCTCCCATAGCACCCTTCATTCGAGTTTCAGGTTTGGCTTCGGAATCCGGATTCTGGACTTCCGGGACAACCTTCTCGCCTTCATGAAGCATCGCAGGGCCATCTTCAGGAACGCTTTCGACACCGTCCTCGTACGAAGGCAGCTTCTTAGTCATTCCAGAAACGTCGATTCGCTGTTCACCGGGTCTGCTACCATACGGCTTAGAACCGACTCGGTCTTTAGGAGACTTAGCGGCAGGCTTTGGTTCTGACGCAGGAGTCTGCATCGAACTCTGGTACTCGTCAATATTTGCTTGCTTAACTGCGAGGTCTTGGGCCTGATCCTCGGGAGCCTGAACACCTGTAGCTCGACCCGCACTTCCAAGAGCAGACGCTACTTTACTAACTTTATCTGATGCCATATTCTTATCTTTAGAAACTACTTTTTCGCCCTTGTGAAGAATAGCAGGACCGGACTCAGGCACGTAATCAGTGCCTTGCTCATATGACGGAATCTTGTGCTCCGAAGATTCTTTATACCAATCTTTTGGAGGTTCTGAGGTTTTAATTTTGGGGGTTGGGCCGGGACTGAAGTCTACATTCTCTTCTTCATTCTTTGACCTCGGAAGAAGGAAAGTTTTAGCAACGCCCTTGGCTACAGGAGTATAAGTTTTTATATCCGAGGCTAAGGACCGAAGACCTCGTCCTAGCTTCTCGACGCCACTCTCTTTATCTGGCATATCAGACTCGGTAGTATATTTCAAGGACGGCAGCAGCAGCGGTTACACCTGTAACAATAAAATCAGCCCAACCGGGGGGAGCACCTTCGAAATCAAATTCCATTGGAGTGTTCGCAACGGTCGCGCCCACAACAATCTGCCACAATACAACGCCGGTAGTAGCCGCAGACGTAACCTGATTAATTTTAATCAACCCTGCAGTATAGGCAGTTGCTAGAGGAGTAACAACAATCTTAACCGGACGGATACCGATCCCACCTGTAAACGCCTTGCCACCGCTCGCTCCGCGCCAATTAGTTCCGCCAACGACAGTAGTGTCCGTATCTATATAAATTGGATTGCTGGAAAAGACGTTCGCCATTTAGAACCTACAGTTTCTTAATTTCGTTGTTTACTGCGTCTTTTACTACCTTTTGGCTATACTCAACCCACAAGGCTTTAACTTTTCTTGCGAGCCCTGGAGCGAATACTCCGACCGCAAACCCGGCAACTAGACCTACAATAAAACTCATAGGACCTCCTTATAATACGAGGCAAGGGCAGATATCTTTCGAAGTCTGCCCCGATAAAGAATTATTTAAACCTGATCAAACTGAAGAACAAGGTTAGCCACAGAACCCGTATCAGCGGTTCCCGTCAAAGCTGTCACATAAAACTGTACAAGACTTTGAGAAGAAGTAATAGCTGTACCGGAATTGCCAATAACATCTGTCGCTGCAAAAACAGCGGAAGTTCCTGAAATACTCTTTAGACCACCCGCTTCCGGATAGAAAGCAATACGACCCGCTGTTGCAGAAGTTGAGTTCCACAAGAACAGCCCAGAGATAGTAAAAGCCAATGTACCCGCAGCTCCTGTAGCCATGGTGCTGGTATTCAAGACTTTAATATCATTGGTAAAGGTAGTTAAATTTGTATTTGGAGTAGTGGCATTATTGAGGTATACCGCAAAAGTAATATTTTCCGATGCAGTAGCAGTAACGTTTCCGGAAAGGCGAACCACAAAAGGTCGTCCATCCCATCGCCCATTCTGTGCCAAATCAACATCTAGACCAAGCATAGAGTTAGCACGAGTTGTATCGGCGGAACGTCCGGGAAAGAGCGCAATGGTTTCAGTTGCGGGGATAGGAGCCACCGTCAACTGAATAGACTGAGAACTATTAACGTTAGACATTTATTTTTATCCTTGTAAAACTTAATTCGTTATTACATCTCCGAACAGGGAGCTTACCGCTCTCTACCTATCGGTAAATCTTTTAAAGTGTTTGTCCCTTGCCAGCTGTGAGGGCGACCTCAATCTGATCCGGGGTAAAATTCAATCCAAAACCTACAGTCGTTTTGTCATGTCCATAAGTTACGAGGGCAACGATCTTGCCATCCTCGCCGAATATAGCAGCTCCACTGTCTCCGGGAACATCATGCATCGAGAATTGCTGGATGTGCGCAGCTTGATCGACCTCGCTCTGAGAATCGAAATCAGGAATCTGGTTTCCGGACAACAAACGAGGAGGGTATGCTCCCGCTCCGCAACCGTACATATAAACCGCTTCGCCGGGAACAACTTCGCGGCTACTTTTGGATAGGTCTATATAATTAGTAAACTCCGGACCATCGACAGCCACCATGATGTGTTCTTGGTAGTCCTCGGTTGCCGCTAGTACGTGATACTTAAAAGTAGATAGATCTAAGGTAACAATCTTATCAAACTCTTCAAAACAATGTTTTGCGCCTAGTAGCACATGTGGACCAATCGAAGTTACGGTGCACATGCCGTCGGGATGTTCGTTGCCCTCGGAATCAACCGCGATCAGGTGCAACATGTGGGTTGCTTTTTGCTGGATAGAAATAGGGGCCGAGGGAAAACGAATCTTAACTTTTTTGGAACAAGAGACAAAAGAAAGAAGAACGATAAGACAAACACTAGTAATTTTTGAGAACATCGGGGCCCTAAACAGAGCATGTATTATTGTGGTTTCCCGAAGGAAGCCTCTGTTCCACAATCTAGGGGAAGTAATTTCCACCGGGACCTAATTTTTTATTTCTTCTAAATTTCTCGGCGTCTGACTCTTTCGCTTCTTTGTTAATTTTTGTAAAATATTCTGATTTATCCAATACGACGTATTCAGCCCAACAAACAGAACACACAACAGGATAGTCTCTATTTATAAAATGGGGTGATGGGGCACCTTCAGACGGATAACCGTTTTTATCGAGGTTATATACAAAGAACCCACAGCAGGAGCATTTCCAACTATCCCAAGGGTGAGCTGAACTTGGCTGTCTTTCTGGAACATCAGAGAGGATATTCTCTTCGTCACTCATTACACCCCCGAAGAAGAACCCCGCTGATCTTTCAATAATGTTCTGAAGCAGTCGGCGCACCACGGCAATCGTTGAACCCAATCGAACACGATGCGATTCGTAACCGTTCCGCAGTCCGAGCATTTATGCTTCGCTAGAAACTGGCGATAATATTTGCTTTCCACGGTTTCTCCTGGACTTTTTATCCGGTTTCGAGATAACTAGCTCGACGGGCGAACCATCGGTCAAGTAGAACCCGTAGCCAGTAAGCCATCGGTTTCCAGATCTGGACAGAGAGACTATACCAAAAACTTGTTCAACAGGGGGTTCCGACGCTCCCTCTAAATCAGTCGGTGAAGGAACACAGGACCAGTTAGGGTGCGTATGAATCGTGCCAAGAAGAGTTTGACCATTGACCACATCTCCATACGAATAAGGAGATTCTATATCGAGGTCATCCTCATCATTCTCACAACCATAAGCTCGATCAATAACGGTAATTACAAAGTCTTCGTTATCCTTGCTTCCCCAGATGAATTCTCCATACTCCAGAGGGTAGAACAACTTGGCTCTGTTTTTAAATCCTAGAAGGACACCATCATCAATCAGTACCTTCATTTTTGTCCCCGAGAAGTTTTTTGAAATCCAACGTCTTTTTCGGTTTCTGGTTTTTTAAATTCTTTGCGTTGCCCTTGCTTCCGGGGCGGACATTACGATGTTTATTGTACCAGTCCATGGCTTCTAGTTTCTGGGCTATAGTCGCGTCTTCGTCGGACATTATTTTTTTAGCGAGGTCAGCTAACAGTTTACATCTTGATAGCTGTTGATCCTCGGTTACCGACCTAGATTTCGCCACTCGATACTCTTAATCTCTTGAATAGAGTTGAGCCGCTCCCAGAGCAAGATCTCGTCCGAGGTCGCAGATTGCGTACTCAAAAGAGACCCTTTATCGGAACGGTATTCTTTAAGTCCGGATTCAGGATCAATAGAGAATGTCATACAAACCTTGGCCACCTTTTTTACATCCCGGTTGTTTAGGACGGCATAAAGGCATTGGATCAGTTCCGTCAGCAACGACTGCAGAAGCGAATACCAAAATAAAAAGAATAGTAATAAATGTTTTCTTCATAGATGTAAAGGACTAACCGAAGCTAGCCCGAGAACAATTAGCCCTGACTAATAGAGAATTCTGAAACGGTTGTAGTGCCTCCATTGGCGGCACCCCACGTCACAGAAAAGCAGAACTGAAGACTAGCGTTGGTTGTGACGCTGGCACCGTTGTTGGTAAGTGTTACCCAGCCAGATTCAACTGGAGTCGTGCCGTTAGCATTAAGATCGTACCGACCCCTAACCGCTTGTGAAGTGCTATCCCAAAATAGAACCGCTTCTGCTAAAAATCCATACGTAGCTCCAGCTGCGTTAGTGTTAGCAACAGCTGCGGGAGAAACAAGAGCTGTGCCCGCTTTCGAGGTTCCGAGATAAATTTTAGGTGCCCAGGACACTGAACTAGATCCAGTAAGTGGGGTGTAAGTCCCACAAACTCGAACTAAAAACGGGCGGCTTGAATCGAAAGCCGTATTAGGAAATGCGGGAATCGGAGTTCCTGGATAAGAATATCTATTAAAACCACCATCTAGCGCAGCAGAATTAGTGGAAATATCTAGAGGAGTTGTCGATCCCTGAATTAGAGACTGAGTGGGAATAGATAGAACCGCAATCGTGGTGGCATTAGTATCTGTGCCAATTTTAACTTCCGTCTCAGTAGCTGTTGCCAAAGTCTGAGGAAGGATCTGACCTGTTTTTGTACCACCAAAATAACCTACAACAACTGTTGAATTCATTTTATTACCTTAGTTTGAAATCTGTCTTAAAAATCCATTGCCTCAACAGGCGAGAACTAGATACCTAAAAGCTTTTGCCATGCAGTCTTAGAAGCGTTTAAACTCGCCCCATTAGTCTCAAAGGCTTTCCTCCACTGCCGAACGGCCAGGAGGTGCTTCGCGCCGTCTACTGCGAGGACAACGCACGAAGCAGTCACAATTTGATAGTTGCTATGAAACGCAAAACCGGCTGCGGCAAACAATCCAGCGAAGAAGTAATTATAAAGGGATAGGTCGAAATACGAAGGCTTTTTAGTCTTGAAGATCGACGTAATTCGTTCGTTGGCTTCTTCGTAACCCTTAGCAAAACCTTCCTCGCTTATCGAGGCATCATAATGACCGGCAACGACATCAAATACGGTGGCGAGGGCAACGGCTAGGACAGAGATCATTATTAATCCTTACTGGCCCACGGAGGGCTAGATTCACTAACGTCTTGGGAATCGACCTCGTACTGAGGAACTCGGGCCAGGATCTCTGCAGATAGTTTAAGGGCAGACAACTTATAGTCGGCGTAGGTTCGGGTTAGGGGGTTGGCACTGGATAGCCAGACTCGTATTCCATCGAGGTCGTTTTCCCGGTACAGGGAATCAATTTGACCTCGTGTCTCGTCAGACAACTTCCAGCCATACTCGTTCAGACTGTCGGGACGTTGGAGGTACTCGTGAGGACAAGCTGGAGACTGAGTCTCTAGACGGTAGTGCTGAGTACAGCTTGAACAGTAAAGGCTCGCCAACGGTTCGCCTCGGATTAGAAATTTGGGCCTGAATCGAAATACTCGACGGCGACGTAAAGTGTGTTCGCACAGGCCCGGTTCCCATTACTTATAGGGTTGGCTCTCGGCAGGAAGAGCAGGCCGCCACGGGAAAGGCGGGAAGGAAACAAACGAAGGGATTTAGCCTTCTATTTAATTAGACGAGGCAAACGGGTGAAAAGGCGCATCATTTCAAAATTTATTTTGTCCAGGGATCTCCAGTATCATACTGACAGCTTTCATACTTCCTGTGTAGACCCTCACAACGAGTACAGGTATATAAAGCATCTCCCTCAGGGGACCATCCCACAGCCGTGCCAGCTCCCGGTCCTTGGGGCTCCGATGGAAAATTTCCGTAAACTGTTCTAGTCATTAGTCTTATCTTCAATTCTGTTAGTAAGGTCGAGGGCTTGAGCAACTTGGTCTGTCCCAAATTCTAGGAACTCATGATCTGTAAAATCCTCGCCTTCGATAGATTCATGGACTTTGGCATAAACCACAACAGCCGAACCAGTTTGTTTCAGCTTCAGAAGTTCTGAGAAGGTTTCCTTACTAACTCCCAATGTTTCAAGGACATAGCTAATACCAGCTTCATATCCATCGGAATATGTTTCCATTCCTGTCATAACAATCCTTTTAGTTTCAACAGATTAGCTTCCTTGGCGAAGTACGTATAGACACCGATAAGGCCGAGGCTAATAATTCCACATAGAATTTGACCTCGCTGGAAGCAGTAGATGGCCCCAATGAACCATGTTCCGAAGACTGCTGATACTGCGATAGTGCCGATTACCTTCTCTGTCTTAGACTTCTTCATTCGTCCTCCAAAGGTTCGGGTATAGATTTAAAGCCGACTGCATCTACTGCACTGTCCTTGCATTCTCGTTTCGAGGCCATTCCCTCGGGAGTAGACTCTATGAGAAAGACCTCGTGTATCGGAAGACCTTCGGCTAGGGATATAGCCTCTAGTACAGAGGAGGCACGAACGTATTTTACGAGGCGGTAGTCTTGTGGTTCCACGGGTCCTCTTTTGGGACCCCTATCAATGGGACCCTTTTACTTCTATTTAGTTAGACGAAAAAAGTCACCGATAAGGCGCACTGTAAGATAAAATATCAACTAACTAGGTCACTACGGTAAGTAACTGATGGTCAAGGGGGCTTCCCCACTCCCACCCCCTGAGGCAATCAAGGGTCCCCTATCCTAACTCCTACTGTCTCACACACATACACTCACACGAATATAAATAACACACTCGAACACACGGGATACCGCGATCACACACGCACGCATACATAACGCGCCCGCGAAACGAGTGTTGAAAACAAAGGCATTGCCGTAGGTTGATTGGAGTAATCAACCTCATCGAAAGTGACAGTAAAAACTAGTCTCGAAAATCAAAACCGCACCCACGTAACTCGTTTGCTTTCAATAGTTTGCCGCTAAGTGTATGATAACACGCGCACACGCATGCAATCGAAGTGCCAACAAAATTTCCATTTCCCCTTGACACGTTCGCTCTTCCCCTACATTCGCATCATGAGTTCGAGGTCAAACGCGAGGTCATCGTCCAGATCTGGACAACAGCACGTAGAGATGAAAAATCGTGTAAAATTTTCCCGTTTGTTTTCATGCATTTGCGTCGAAAACGCTCGCATGTCGTTGAAAACATAGGTGTGTAAAAAATACTCGAAAGCGGTAAAAATTACACGATATGAAAAATGGAAGTCGTTTGTTTTCATGCACTTGCGTTTGGAACGGCACCTGCACTAGCACTTGCGACCGACGGTTACACAGGCAGTCCCGAACCCGAGAGCTTCTCGGTCGATGAGAGCATAAGTACTCGGCAGTAGCGATAGCATACCGTATACACCCGCTGTCAAACGGTCCTGTTAACCCGAGGTCAAACGTTAGCTGGCGAGCTATAAACGCACGCGGAGAAAACACAATGCCAACCGAACAAGAAATTCTCAAAGCACGTATCGCTGAACTGGAGAAAGCTCTGGCAGCTAAGAACGCACCCAAGGCTATCTCGTTCAAGGTCAGCGAGAAGGGCGCGGTTAGCGCCTATGGTATCAACGCTCGCTTCCCAGTAACTTTATATGCGGACCAATGGGTTCGGCTAAGTGCGGCGATGCCTGCTCTTGGCGAGTTCATCAAGGCGAATGCATCTAGCCTGTCAGTGAAACCGGCCAACCACGTCACGACTGTTCCGCCCACGAAGTAACACGGGTTTATTGCAAGCCGAATGATGACTGGCAACAGGAACTTTCGGCTTGACAATGCATCCGGAATGTGGACAATGCGAGAAATTAAACTAACCCGAGGCTATGTCGCATTGGTCAGCGACGAAGACTATGACCGAATATCAGTGCACAAGTGGTGTGCTAGCGAGTCGTGGTCAAGAGGCAAGATGCATAACGTATACGCTATCAGAAGTGCGGACGGATATACGCTGCGGATGCACAGGTTTATCCTTGGCGTCGATGAACACAAGGTCGAGGTCGATCACATTGACGGCAATGGACTTAACAATCAGCGCCACAACTTGCGAACGGGCAGTAGATCAGATAATGCTACGAATATGCCTAAGCGCAAGGATGCTAAGTGGTCTGAATTCAAGGGAGTGGTATTACACGTCCAAAGTGGATTGTGGCGATGTGAACTATCCCTTGGCGGAGTTCGGATATATTTGGGCTACTATCGTACCGAAATTGAGGCAGCTATGGCCTACGATATAGCGTCGCTGTTATTTCGAGGTGAGTTTGCGAGGTTAAACTTTGCCTCTGGCCCACCACTGCCAGTAATCTAATTCGAGGGCTATATGACACACTGTATCGAATGCGAGGGCAATTCCGAAGTAGGGCACGAGGCTACTTGCTACTATGCCCAAAACGAGGTCAATGTCCCTTGTGGGAAATGCGGACAGCATATGGCCGATGGGAGCGTCGTGGTTATGTCTTGGCAGAACACGGCTATTGAGCATGTTAACTGTCCAGAACCGGACGGGGAATACGAGGTCAGAACACGGACTGCTAATGTCCAGATTCCGGATACATGTGTGCCCGAGGTCATTCGCTAGGTCACTATCACGCATATAATGCCATGTGTGCGTGAGTAGTAATCTAATGCGAGGTCAAGTCTATGATCGAAGTCAAGACAACAACAACGAATTTACATGTTTTCCTGTCGCTAACTGGACACGCCTTCGACCAAACGACGCCAGATTCTGATAGGTCACATGGATTTTACTGGTCTATGCGTTGGCTTGCGCGTCAGGTTATTGGCCAAACTTGGATGGACTGGCTTATTACGTAATTTCAATGCGAGGTTAAACCATGAAAGCACTAGCCAAACTCCGAGCCATTGCCCGGCAAAAGCATGATTGCGGGGAAATGACTTACACTGAACTTCAACTAATCCTGCTCGAACTTGAGAAGCGCAAGCGAGCATTACGAGGCAAGCCTTAGGCGAGGTCAAAAATGAAAGACACGATTGTGTACATACTTGTAGCGGGTTTGTTGCTCCCTGTGTATACCATTGCTGCACTTGGTTTATGGGCTCTGGTTATACATGTATACACGGAACTATTTGTTCCGAGGTCAAAACCATGAAACTAAACACTTTGCTCGGATTGTTAGCGGCAGTTTGCCTTGGATTAACCCTGTCCAACGTCGCCTGCCTAATCGCGTATACCGATCTGGACAAGGAATATTCACAGGAAATGGGCTTGCGGGATCAATCTGATTCAATGCTTAGAGCTTGTCAGGCGGGGAATTAACTCAATACGAGGTCAAAATATGATTGTGTACATCGTCGTTATCGTGTTCATGGTGCTGCTTTTCTCGTTCATGGGAATTGTAGTATACTTTGAACATGTGGAAGCAATGACATTGCTGAAAAACGCAGACGAAAACGAAGATAGTCTCTAGTTACGAGGAGTATGTCCGGATTATGGACCTTGGCATACTCTTGGCAACTAGCCAATTCGAGGTCAATATGCGTAAGAGTGTAATTCTTGTACTGGTCCTGTTCGCGGTCGGCGCGATGGCTGCTGAACGCGTGAAAAGTCTGTATCACGTCTCGCACGTGTCTGAATCCCTAGTCGGGATTAGCTGCCCAATCAATCATGCCGACGTAACAGTGATTGGCAACTATAATGGCGTGTTGCTTATTAGCTGTGGTACTCGGTAATCCCGTTTCCCTTGGTAGGACGCGAGGTCAATCTCGCGTAAGCTATTTAGTTTAACGTACTTAGTATAATTCAGCGAGTTGTGAAACGCTGTTGCTGAGGGACTAAGTAGCTTACGGAAGGTTGTCCAGTTCTGGACAGCTAACCTCGCCCTTGGCTTGGCGCCATCGGCTGATTCTGGCTGCTCAAGTGATTTCGAGGGCCGTTTAAATGCGATATGGCGAATCGAGGTCACGGAATGGGTTCGAGGCCGGAAACGAGGTCAAACGCCTCGCCTTGGCCTCGGAAACTAGGCTAGCGAACGTTTTACAGCACGGTCGGACGTGCGGAAAGCGGGTTTTATGACGGACGAAGAATTGGAAAACAGTTATTACGGCCCTGTATGTAACATTGCAGGGTGTGTCGAGTGTTATGTTATGGTAATCGAGTGTAACTTCTGCGGAGAGATTAGCACAGTCCAGAATCCGGATAATGCGCCTCGTATTAACTGTCCGAACTGCGGTATTTCTAATTCTGTACCTCGGGACTGATATAACGAGATCATTGTAGTCTTGTAGTCTTAGGGCGGGATCGAATATGTACACAATGCTTCGCGCAAGCTGTTCATAATAGAGCAGCTTACGAGGTGCATACCTCAAGACAAGTTAGACGGACCTGCAAGCTAGGTAACTAGCAGCTGTGCAAAGCAGCATCGAGGCGACGTGGAGTTAACGTCGTGGTCCACAAATATAAGTCTGCGCAAGTAGCGTAGATACCACGAGATAGAACGGGCAAGCTTTGGGCCAAAATGTCCAGAGAATTGCACTCTACCAGCATATCAGGTAAGGAAATGCCTGACCCAAGTTTGATATGCGCCAGTTTGAAGAATATTGCGAACTTTGCAGCGCGGAGAGTGACCGTAACTGTGAGCGATAGCGGCTTCGAACCCTATACGCTTTGGATGGTAAGACCGCCAGCAGTTGAGTGTCTATTTCAAGAAGTATCCGCGAGGGCAGCAGCAAGGTTAGGTATAAGCGACCGATATAAGTGCTTATAGCTAATGCATTTACGAGAGAACCGAGGCAACTCGTGAGCGACCCGAACTGCATTAGACTATGCGCATTTTGCGTATACGAGGTGAAAATATGCACTTAAGTAACGAAGATTTGCTCTTGTTTATGTTAGACGCTCATCGACGTATTGAGGTATCAACTAACGCGTGCGAGGACGAAGAAGCCACTAAGTTATATAGATTATATCGCACAGAGGTTTTGAGGAGAATGAATCACGATGTCTAGTCTAGTTCTAAACGATGGCAACATAAAGACTTCTACTGGAGTTTTGGAAAGTAATTTGTCCTTTCAAGAAGCCATAGATTTCCTAGTTAATACTCCTAGTTGGTGGAGCGGGCCGAATGGCAAGGGACCGACATTGACCTTGGAGATTGTTAAGAATAGCAAGAATCACAACGGGAAAAATATTCTGATAGTTTCGGACGGCGATGTTAGTATTGAAATATCGGAACACGGTATATTTTGCTATGCGTGGTCAGGTGCATCCTAATGTCTGAAACTAAAGAAGTGCTCCTTGCTCGGATATTAGAGCTAGAGAACGCTTTAAAGCCTAAACCTAAATCCGAGGTCAAACGTAAACCTAGGAAACTAAAGGCTATACCAAATGGCCGCGTGAGTTTCAGATTTCAATTTTGAGGTGAACTATGTTCGGTCTTACCATGATCTATGACAGAGAAACTGCGAGGTTAATTGGTTATCGGATATCCGAGGTCGAAGCCTTGCTAGGAACTAATCGCAGACGTGAATTCGAGGAGTATATGCGAGGTAAAACCGTAGGTATTGCAAACGGGGAGCACATTGTCTATCCCAATGATTTAAAAGCATTTTTCCTGTACGGGAATTAAACACGAGGTAAAAATCATGTATGCTATCGTAATGGCGGAAGGTGACGATAAACAGTCTGTAATCAAGAGTTTGCTAGAAGCAATTACAGACTTAGAAAAAACCAGCATTGACAACTGTTCAGCTCACAACTTTGAATACGAGATGTTCGAGGGAGAGATGCCTGCAATGGATATGCTCTTTAACGATCATTTTGGAAATTAGCTACGAGGTGAATTATGTGTTACGACAGACCTTGGGGACACGGAAACAAAATTGGCGAAGTCTATGTTGTTGAGGAAAATAGACTTGGTATCAACAATCATCAACCAAAAGATAAAAGTCTGGCTTTGTGTATAGAGCACACTGGAGACTATTTCTACGATTATATGCCAATAGTCGTAGATAAAAAAGGCATAAGGGCAAAATTAAACAAACAATTTGGTTCGTACGCCTTCCGTAAATTGTCCAGATTCCGGAAATTCTCAGATAGAGAGTTTCATTTACTTCTAGCTGGAGAGAATCTAAGCGAGTAACTACGGGGTCAATATGAATCGACACGAACAGAAAAAGTACGCCCATTTGATGCATTGGCACGAATGTGGTATATGCGAGAAAATGTCTGCTTGTACGGATAGTCCTTGCACACGCCTCGATATCTGTCGAGAATGCGAGGTCAATCCTATGGAACAAGTCCTTGGAAAAGAAAGATGCGAGGTATTTGAACAGGAAATGTCCAAGGTCAGAGCCTACGAGGTTAATATTAGTAAGTATCTTGACCTCGGAGATTCGTGGCGTGCGAGGGGAATGTCAATTTCACTAGAGTAACGAGGTTCAACTCATGCCGTACTATCGCAGAGGTTCTTTGGAAGAAAGATTTTGGTGGAATGTAGACAAAAACGGCCCAAAACCCAGTTTAGAATCAATACAAAAATATCCAGAAATTGAAAACACAATATGTTGGATTTGGACTGGCCACACCATAAAACACGGATACGGAAGAATGAAAGACAAATCCATAGGCACCCATTTAGCCCATAGAATTGCCTTTTATCTTGCTAACGGAAGATGGCCTAACACAACCACTCCTTTTATACTACATAAATGCGACAATCCTCCTTGTGTTAGACTCGAACATTTAATTGAAGGAACTCATGCTCAAAATATTAAAGATTCGTATGATAAAAACAGGGGGGACTGAGCCGAGTTGGAGAAAATAACTTTTTTGCCAAAGTAACTAAAGACCAGGTAAAACAAATGCGTCAAATGTACGAAGAACAAGATGTATCGTATGCAAAACTTGCGACGTTGTTTGGCTTAAAACCGTCTACGGTAAGCGATATTTTGAAAAGAAAACACTGGAAGTGGGTAATTTAAACTTAAGGAGGGAAACAAATGTCGGATACAGAAAATAAAGAGGTGATGCACGCAATAGCTAACGAGTATGGTTGCTTTTGTTTACCCGATCAGAATTGCGATCAATGTACGGAATATGAAATTGAGTATCCGCATATCAACGATCTAAGAGACGAATCAGCCCACAAGTTAGTTGGCCCCGCTCTTCAGAATTACAATTCCCAACATTTTCATAGCTTTATCAGCCGAAAGTGTAGATAAGTTTCGTGTCAATCCGAGGCGATTGTCCTCGGGTTGTCAAGAAATTTACCTCGGAGTTAATTATGCCTGAAGATGATCCGCAAATAGGATGGGTGACGTTTTATCATGACAGGACAATAACTACCGCGTATGCCCGATGTTTTAATGAAGAATGTATGTCTAACCACCTGGTTATGAGAGCGTTATACCTATCGCAGGTCGAAGGTAAATTCCGTGTTAAGTGCTCGACTTGCGGATTTGGTTTGTATTACGAACCAGGTTTGCCTCTTATATTTAATGCGGAAATAGTAAGAAATCTGACGGAAATCGAAATAATCGCCGCTATGATTGATGCCGAGATGTAAACCCCATGTCACCATTGCACTTAGATGGCCACTACTGCGATTTTGGCCTCGGGTTTACTTCTGGGCATCTAGCCTACGGAGGAAAGTTATGGCTCGTTTACCGGGAACAAAGAACAAGAAGTTTTCAATATTTGCATTTAAATCATCCGAGGACAGGGCATATTTCATCAGGATGAATCTACCTACTGATGCGCCTTATACAGTTTATGTCCATCCCTCGCTATTTAACTCAGCAATTCAGTGGTATTATCTTCGCATTGAACTACCAGAATCTACACAGAAGGAGGTCTAAATGTACGTAGCAATAGTATTTAGAAGTCTAAATGACGAGGCGGCAAATCCGAGGCCATTACCAGGAACAAACTATGCTCGTCTTGATCCACCTGATGTCGTTCCGGAAGAAGACGAGTTTCCATCGTCTGCGTCCGAACGGAGCGGATTTACAGTTGCACACACAATCCTTAAACCTACCGCACAAGAAGCAGCCCAAGGTGCTGAAATTAAACGTCTTAGCCTTTCCAATTCTTATCCCAGTCGTAACTATAGGATTTGGGTTGGTCTGCTTTCACACGAGGTCCAAAGACCAGAGCCTCGTCCTTTACAGCTTGTAGAATTGGCGTAGAATTAACGCGAGGTTAGCGCCTTGCGTCCTACATCCTGAGTCACTTAATATGCGAGCGGGGCTTGCAGCGTGACGAGTAGGTTCGACTCCTATCAGGGTGTAGGGCGGAGGGCGCTATGAAATACGTGGCACTGCTTTGCCTCGTTGCGTTCGCATTTGCACAAGAAACCGAGAAACAGGCTTATCAGGTATGGGACGCCTCGTGTATTGTATCTATTAGCAAGGGGATTCATACGAGGATGGAAGCTCCACTCAGGAGCGGCAAGCCAGATATGTCCGAGGTCAAAATCCTCGGAATTCACGCAGAATACGTGTCCGGATGTGGACATATTGAGATAAGGAAGGAGAAATAATGCCAAAGTACGGAAAGAGTAAGAATCCCGGAGCAAGAGAAAGCTGGCTTCGAGCCAAGAAACAGAACCGCCCTCGTCAAGTATGGGTTAATGACCACTGGGAGAAAGTATACTTTTGGCCTTGTTCCTACTAAGCAATACATGCTGGCTCTGCGCTTATTTAGATCAGAGAGCGGATCTCGATTATCAATACGAGGTCAACCAAAAGCTAGAAAATAACCTCGATATTTGCAATACGGAGTTAAATCAGGCACAGCATAGGAGCGAGTTCGAATGATTATTTACCTCGTATCAACAGGAGATTACAGCGACTATCATGTAGTCGGTGCCTTTTCTACGAAAGAAAAGGCTTTAGAAGCCTTTCCATCAAAGGATTATGGGATAGAGGAATACGAGCTTGACAAGCCAACCGTTGTATTGAAACGAGTTTACTCGGATGTAATCGCTATTAGTGACGGTTCTAGATGGATTGGCTCTACTCCAGATCACGACGGAACAACACATTTTGCCTCGAAATTGGACGAGGTTGATATAGGATTTAGAGGGAAATATGACTTTTTGCAATGGGACTGGCCCAAAAGTCATGGAACTAGCCACGTTTATGCCAAATCAGTGATTAGCCAAGAACACGCCACAAAGTTAGCTGCTGAAGGTCGTCAAGCTTTCCTTAGAAATGATAAGGCTTTATCGCACAATGTAGAGATTTAGATTCAAAATCGAGGGCATCTATACGTTGTCCTCGTTTGTGCATCTAAATCAGTTCGAGGAGAAAATAATGAAAAAGCTAGTACAAGTCACCGAGGTAGAAGGCGAAGGACTTATGGCTCTTATGGGCCAGAAAGTGCTTCTTCTGTGTGCAAACTACTTTTACACTGGAAAATTGATCGGGGTTAACGACACTTTTGTTCAACTTGAAGACCCGGCAGTAGTATACGAGACTGGTTCGTGGTCGGATAGTAAATTTAAAGATGAACAGAAACTTCATACCAAAACATTCTATATTTCGACCTCTGCTATTGAATCGTTTGGAGTTTCAAAATGAAGGATTTACGAAATAAGTGTAAGAAGTTATACAGGTCCTGGTCCTGGTCCTGGTCCGGGTCCTGGTCCTGGTCCAGGTCCGGGTCCTGGTCCAGGTCCGGGTCCAGGTCCGGGTCCGGGTCCAGGTCCTGGTCCGGGTCCTGGTCCGGGTCCAGGTCCGGGTCCGGGTCCTGGTCCGGGTCCGGGTCCAGGTCCTGGTCCGGGTCCTGGTCCGGGTCCAGGTCCGGGTCCTGGTCCGGGTCCGGGTCCGGGTCCGGGTCCTATTAAAAAAATCTTCAACATTACGAGCCTAGTGATAGGCTCGTATTGATGCAGATTTAATTCGGAGGTTAAAACATGGAACTTCAAATGTGTCGGGGAGCAAACTATCCGTATACGGACGAAGAGCTATCCCAAACTACTAGAGTTACACTACAATCGCCAATGTGGGGACCATTCTCAGGAACTATGAATATTTTCATAGAAAGGGATCGGTTGGCTAGTTTTATTTCCGGGTGGAGCAACCCCGATAATTTATCTAATAAAGAATACGCGATGAATATTCACATCGAACCAAATTGGGCGTGTCCAGCAACTCCCTTAGTTAAAATAGATTGCCGATGTCAATTGCGACAGAGTTGCGCTCCTCTTCTAAATTGGCTTAGTTTGTGGGGCGAGTTTTATTGGGAACCCGAGGAGCAATCTAATCCACACGTAGAATCTCAGTTATGGCTGAGAGCAGACGGGTCAGTTGTAAAATACGAGTTTAATGATTCAGATGGAGGTTAAATCAGTGTTTTCAACAATTTGGGAAGCTCTATTCTGTTTTGAGCATGGAATCCTGTCCCCTAAAAATCTTCCGGCTGTCCTCGGACTTTGCGCCTGTCTCAGATGTACGTTCTATGGGATTAAATCGAAACTTGGTTGGTAACGAGGTCAAAATTATGGAAAAATCATTAACAGTTGGAGAACTTCGTCAAGCTTTGGAAAACATGTCAGATGATCTGCCAGTTTATATCCACATTCCGGAATACGTTAAATTCGGATCACAGGAAGACTGTATGCGGTATGTAACCAAAGCACAATTTGTTCGAGAAGGAAGTATTTCCAATGCATGCTTCGATATCGAGGCGGGAGAAGGGTTTGGTTGGTAGTATGACTAGATTTGAGGAATTGCTAAAGCTGCGCCTCTTCGACGATTTTAAACCGTGTTGGAAAGCACCGGAACGTCCTCCGCCTATTGATGGGCATTATTGGGATTGCAAATGCGAGGATTGTGCTTAATGTATCCCCAATGGCACGGCAAATCTTACTTTCGCCTCGCATATTTCTATGGAATCTCGGGGCTAATCTATCAAATATGGTTCGATCTAAAGAATTGGAGGATATTGTGTCAAAAGACGTAGATGATGCTGTAGTTCGGCTCAAAAATGCAAGATTAGAGCTAGAATTGCTACGGGAGCACGAAAATGACACCGCTCGTACTTTTCATGCGTTGGGCCTCGGAGTAATTGAAAACGCCATCTCTTACTTAAACTCGGGGAAGATTTACACGAGGCGAGGTCTACATACAGCCATACTTTTCGCCTTGGATTAAATATGTGGATAAATCTCATTAAACTGTGGGTGTTATTGGTAGTTCTCTCAGAGAAAATGCGAGGTAAAAATTATGTTAAAAACACCTGAAAATGCCAAGATGTCGTTAGAGGAGCTATTTAAAGATAGTTGGAGCGATGGAGAAGAAGTGACGGTAAAGAAAGCAAAAGTATTCACATCTAAGGGAACCAAAAACGCCTTGGAAGTGAAAATTTCCCAAATGTATGAGTATCCAACCATAAAGAACTGGGAGGGCGGGGTTATATCAATGCTCCAGTCTATCGCTAAAGCCTGTGGAGGAAAGGATGTAAACAATGAGAATAGACATTCTTCATCTGGCTGCGAAACGTGCGACTATGGCAGCAATTATGTATGGGAATTCGTAGTTTGGTAGTCCAGAATCCGGACTCGATAATCATGTCATTGGCCTCGTATTGGGCCAATGGCGAGCTTATCGGCTCAAAGTAAGGAGGAAATAATGCCAGCAAATAGGGCTAACTGCGGTTGTGCTTTGACCTCGGGTAACCCAGCTTGTACTGCTTGTATGCGATGTCCCGCGTGCTGCCGCAGCTATGGAGAGTGTCTTACATGCACTGGTCCATCCTGCGTAGATTCGAGACCAAGGCTTACGTATCGCCGAAGTCCGGATGTATCAGCAGAATTTAGAGCTTGTCAATCTTGTGGATTTTGTTCTGCGTGTTGTTCTCAGAGGAATAGGTGCCACCGGTGCACAGGGTGTCACAGTAACTACGAAAGAACTCGTATTTGCGCAAATTGTAATATGTGTACAAATGGTTGTTGTCAATGTTGGAGTTGCGCGGGATGTCAGGTGAGGAGACCCCGAGGCAATCGCCAATGTCGTCAATGCGCTACTTGTATGCAGTGCTGTCAGTGTAGAACTTGTGAAAGATGCGAGGATCAGCGACGAGTCATTTGGTGTCCAGATTGCGAATATTGTTCTGGACATTGCAATGATCCGGAAAATCATACTGAAAGCTTTGTTGATCTAAGGCCGGAGCATCTTCGACCTAGATCGGCAATTATTGCTTTCCAAAAACGTGCGTTAAAGTTCTGGAACTCTGAACCTACGCAGTTCAAGAGAAATCCACTTAAACGCCACATTAGTGTTGAAATCGAGTGCGACAAGGTTAATACGTCCGGAAACGGAAAGAAATTGGCCTCGGTTCTCAAGAAATGGTCAGACTCTGTAGTGACAGACGGAAGTCTTTCCGGGGACTATGCACACGAGATCAATACCTCACCCTCGAATGGTGATCTATTCGTTAACCATATCGAACAGATTACTGAAGCCTATAAAGACATAGATGGCAAGTGCTCAGTGAAGTGCGGCCTCCACGTCCATGTAAATTGCCAAGATTTGAAGTTCTATGATCTTCGCAAGGTCATTTTGCTGTATGCTAGGATTGAACGAGCGTTGTTCGAACTATGCAGGCCAGACCGGGTTAATGCCCAGTATAGCCGTCTGTGTGGCAAGAACTATGCCAACATGTCTCCAAATCCGGAAGAATTTCGCAGACAGCTGTTCGGGAAGTTCTACTGTGATTCGGAGAAACTTGCAGTTGCTAGACCAGATAAGAACGTTGGCCTCGCGATTAAGAAGAAGAAAGAGGGCAAATATGCTGGTGTTAGGTATCGTGCTCTCAATCTTCACAGTTACTTTCTAAGGAAGACTGTGGAATTTCGGCATCATGAAGGGAGTGTTGACCCGGAAGTAATCATTAACTGGGCCGAGGTTTGTGCTTACATAATCGAAGCCGCGAATAAGCTATCCGAGGCGCAAATTCGAGCTTTACCAGATACCTCTCGCCAAGCTTTGTCCACAATTCTACCAGAGAATCTGAGAGAATGGTGTGACAAGATTTGGGAGAAATCTGTTGTAAAATGGGAGGAAGTGGAAATCAGCAACAATAGACCAGATCTTCCCCTCGTTCCAAAGGAGGAAAAACAGTTGGATAGACGAGCACTTCGCAAGAAACACAAGGCCGAAAGGAGAGCCAAGGCTAAAATTAATGAGTATAGGCTGATAGCTTTGCGAGCCATTATTTCAGGTCAGAGGTTGACTCCGCAACCGGTTGCTGCACAGTCCGGAACTGGACAATCAACTCCATTTTGACCTCGTATTTAACTTCAAGCCCGGACTTCCCGAAAGCGAGGTCCGGAGCGTGCGGTTAGGAGGAATATGAAAGAAATAGAGTTAACCCAGGGCTACAAAGCTTTGGTGGACGACGAAGACGAAGCCAAGGTAAATCAGTTTACTTGGTGTGCTATGGTTAGAAATAATAAAGACGGCTCGTTTCGTACAGTCTACGCACAAACATCTCTTGGAGTGGACGAAAAAGGAAAAAGTGTTAGGATATATTTACATCGGTTTATACTCGGTATAGTTGATCCTAAAGTTTTAGTGGATCACAAAGACTATAACGGATTAAATTGCCAAAAAGAGAACCTCCGAATTGCAGCTGATGGCCAAAATCCATGGAATGCTCGGATTTCAAAAAGCCATAAGACAGAATCTAAATACAAAGGCGTAACGTTGTATAAAAGCCACGGCAGAGTCATAGGATACAAGTATAATATATGCAAGAAAGGTGAAAAGTTTTCGGAACGGGGATTTGAAACCGAGGATGAGGCTGGTCGAGCTTACGATAAAAAAGCCAAGGAGCTTTTTGGAGAGTACGCTTATCTAAACTTTCCGGATGAACAGGAATCTTAAATTAAACTAACGGAGGATGTATATGTGCGGTATTTTTTGTGTTGCAAATAAAGAGGGTTACGAGCCAAAATTGGATATAGCCATTCCAATTATGGCATTGATAATGGAAGAGAGGGGTAGACACAGTTTTGGCCTCTCTGATGGTGTGGAAATTATCAAAGACACGGGGCCAATTTCTTCTGGATTGACTGTAAACATGTTTACGGGAAAGAAGGAGCTAATAGCCCACACTAGACACGCCACTCACGGTTCTCAAACTAAACAAAACGCGCATCCTTTTGAATTCGGAGAAGGAGAAAATAAAATTATTGGTTTGCACAATGGAGTATTAGTTAATCACGATAAGATGAACGAAGAACACAACAGAAAATTCGAGGTTGATTCTTGTCACATATTTCAGCATATTCTTGAAAACAAACCACTTAAGGACATCCAGGGCTACGGTGCGGTAGCTTTCTTCCAGCGTGGTAAAATGTATCTTGGTAGATTTAATGGAGGCCAGCTGGCTATTGCAAGAACAAAATTTGGAATAGTTGCGGCTTCGACTCAAGAAGCTGTTTACAAAGCTTTAAAAATATCCGGCTTGGAATTGGAATGTTTTTATGAGGTTCTGGATGAAAAACTTTATATGGTAGAAGAAGGTCTTTTATTTAACACTGACAGAGATTTCCGCTTCGGCTCTCGCTACCAGCCCATAACCAACAACTATCACGGACATTACGAACCCCATGATTGGAGGCAAGGTTCGAATTACTATGAAGGAGCACGAGGCCGATGGATCAACAATCACTGGGAAGAGGGTAAATGGATCAACAAAGATACATTTGTCCCAGGAGAATGGAAAACTGGTAAATTCACTCCGAATGACGAGGGCAAGGCTCAATTATTTCTCCTCGGAGATGGTAAATCTAAGAAGGGAAAGCAGAAGACCAAGAGGGCTGTCGCTGACTCAGATGCAGATAACTGCTGTCTATGTCAGTGTTTGTTCTCAGTCGAGGAAGAAACTTGGGACAGTCCCTTCGGTGAGTTATGCGATAGCTGCATGATGACTTGTTTTCGGGCTCAAATGGAAGAGGAGACCGAGGTCATTGAACTTGAAGCAACTATCGAGAACTCAGTAGGCGAGGGTATCCATAAACTGGACGATCCGTTTATTTCTACAACAGTCCGAGACTTTCTAAAGGAGCTAACAGATAAAGAAGCAGCAAGCAATAGATGCAATAAAGAGACAATGCAAGGATCGTGTGACGAATGTGCAGTTACAGTTAGCAACGATGATAAGATATTTGTTGATAAAGCCGACGGCCACATAGTAAAATGGATTTTGTGTGTTGGATGTCATCATCAACTAACAACTCCATATAACACAGAATTTCCAATCTGTTAAGTCTTGAATCTGGATATCGAGGTCAAACTCCGTGTCCAGAATTGAGGATTTTATGGATAAACCTATTGGATTAATGATATACTCCAAAAACGAGGGAAACAAATATTATGTGTTTTGTAGTGTTTGTTCCAAAAATAATAAGATGTACTGGAGTAGCTTAGAACCCTTAAAAGGAAGATCGTGGCCAATTTACAGAGAGAATATCGGAGTTTTTGGCCAGAAATGCCATTGGAACGGATGTAGAAATTTTTTAGTAGAAGGTCATCTTGATTTATTTCCTAATCCGAATGACGAGCACCTCAGTCTAAACTCTCCCTCGGAGATACTAAATGGCGGATAAACCAATCGGCTACCTCGGATTTAATCGAAGAAATTGCGATCATCTGTGCTATTGGTGTATAAGATGTTACGAGCATTATAGTATAGCGAGGCGGAGTTATTGGAGTAACAACACGTGGCCGATATTCGAGGATCATCTCCAGAAGTTTAGACTTAAATGTCGTCAAGGATGTGGGAATATCCATAATCCGGACGAGCCAGAAGAATTTTTAAATAGTGAACTTGTTGAAACTCTTGTCCCCGAATTATTCGACGAACCGGAGGAAGACTAATGCCTTACGTTCCAGCGGGTAATGCAACAAATAGACAGGCGACCTCGTATGTCCCTCTAGCACCTAGAGAATGGATTGATGATCCCGAGGGCATTGGATTTATATTGTATTATGCACCGTATAGGAGGTATCACTGGTTTTGTAAGAAATGTTATTTAACTGATGAAAAATCATGGGATGCGTATAAAAGCGTGGATAGTGACGAGGGAAACGGTTTATTTTGGTCGTATAAGGACCAATTCAAAAATATGAGGCAAATTTGTGGTGTGGGGTCATGTACGTTTATTTTGGAAGGGATGGGTTTAAATACGTTTCCCAGTGATACTGGAGCTTTACCCTCGCCTACCGAAATTTTAGCTCAAATTACGGGGAGAAACAATGTCAGGTAGATCAGTAGTAGATGTTTGGTACCACGGTTGCCGCTACGAGGTTCTACGAGGTCAAGCACCTGGATGGGGACTAAGAATCTTCTTTAACGTAGAAGATGATGAGGATCTGTGGGTTCTCGACTCCAGTTCATCTGTAAAAACTAAGATTGATCCGATGGGAACATACTATGTCTCGCATTATGAGAGATTTTACTCTATCTCTAAGAAAGTAATAGGTTTCCGCAAGGAAGGTCCGAGGGTAACGCATATCAAGAGCGGGGATAAATTCGATAAATACGTAGACCGTCCGACGAAATGGACTCCGAATAACCGAGCAATCCTGAAGGATTTGGATAGATATCGAATCTGGTTGACCTCGCAACCTGAATTGGTCGAGGCGGCTCGTAAAGAGTTGAAAAACAAGGTGTTAGGTTGCTGGCATAGTCCGAAGGCCGGATTTGCAGATATTTTGCTGAAAGTGGCTAACGAGGAATAACATGAAAAAGCCAAAGTTTCGTTCTGATCCGTTGACTAAAATTAGAGAACTTCTGGATGAAAATAACCGCCAAAAGGAAGAAATATCAAGGCTCGAAAACAGAATATTAACCTTGGAAGCTAGAGTTCATATTTCTAATCTTCGAAACGAAATTGACGATATTTAAAGGAATAATATGCCAGATACTCCTGTAGGATATCTACTGTGGTGGCCGAGGACAAAGAAATATTACCTGTATTGTACTATATGTGCAAGTGGGCCTCGAAGAGAACGTTGGACTACTGCACGAGGACCAAGTTGGCCAATCTATAAAGAACTAGTTGGAAATTATTCACAAAGATGCCACGATTGTGGAAGAATAACTTTTATGGGCGAAGATTTTCTGTTTCCGGACGAATTTTTGATAGGTTTACCCGGACCTGAGGCCATAAATGCCTGAAGAACCAATAGGATATCTGCTCTGGTGGAATCCGCAAAACCGATGGTTTTATTATTGCCCAGAATGTTCAAAAGTAAATATAAACCATTGGAGACAGCAGGAAGCCAAGTTTTGGCCAGTATACATTGAACATATAGGGAAATATTCTCAAAAATGTGGGAATTTTCACGAAAATGGTCGTTATAGTTTGTGCGGAGAAGTCTCTACTGTACTATTTGACCAAGAATCACTTTTTACTTTGCCTAGACCCGAGGATATTCATGCGTAAAGACGCTCTTTTTCCTACTAAAACTAGCCTCGTGTTTAATTTCCGAGGTCTGCCCTCCTACACAGGAGGACATCGTTTTATTTGTGGCCATATTCAAATATGCGGGGATCATGTCCAACGAATCAAAGAACCCGACGTTTGCTGGGATTGTTTCAAGGCTATCCGTATTCTGGAAAGTTCTAAGAGTCATAGGGTAATTCAGAAAAGAACGAGGTCAAAATGAGCGAGCCTGTTGCGTATTTGTTTTGGTATACTTATGGGCCTAGGTGGTATATATTTTGTCCTAGATGTTATAGGGACAGCTGGACCCAAGAATCAAATAAGAAGTACATCTATCCGGTATTCGAGGAGTATGTTCAGAAATTCCATCTAATATGTCATTCTGGTTGTATTATATCAGGTAAAGAGGAAGATCCTATTTTTGTAAACGCAGATACTACCTCTTTGCCGTCTCCAAATGAAATTCGAGATGAAATTCGAGGAGAAAATCAGGCAGGCAGTAGTCCGAGTTTCAGAGTTCTGGAACCAATGATATTTAACATACCTGCCGAGCAGCCATCTCGGAATTATCGAAATTACTTTTCTTATTCTACTAGCACTGATATCTCCAATATCAGGATTGTTCCTAATACAGAGGAAATATGAACCTCGGAGACATTGGAGCTTGGGCAGGCGCTATTTTATCTTTAGTCTCGGCTATAGGCTACGCCTTCGCCGGGGATTATCGAAGGGCCTTGTACTTTGGATTCGCATTTGCTTTGACGTTAACGATTATCTGGAAATAACGAGGTCAAAAACTTGAAATACATTCTTAGACGCCGAGGTATGGGCCGAGACTCGTGCCGACTGATTGCACAACACAGCACCACGGGTCTCAAAGTTATTCGTAATGACAAATATCAACCCGAGGCCAATTTCCTATTCCGGTGGGGAACTCTCTCAAATGTCCGGAATCCGGAAAGAGAGATTAACTCTTCCGAGGCTATTCACCTAGCTGCGAATAAGGCAGAGTTTAGGAAGGTATTGCAAGAGGAAAATTTGGCCCCGAAGACGTGGTACAATGGATTTGTGTCTTATCCTTGCATAGTCCGACCTTTGCAACATAGCGGAGGACAGAATTTATATGTTTGTAAGGACAGCCTCGATCTACAAGCTGCAATTCGAGCGTGTAACGGACAATTTTACGCCTCGGAATTAATAAACAAGAAAGCCGAGTTTAGAGTATATACAGTATCTGGACGAGCCATAGGTGTGTCCCAGAAATTCCCTCGGGATGCTAATTCGGTTGCTTGGAACGCTAGATGCGGCGGTACGGTGCAGACTGTTAGCTGGGATAACTGGCCTCTACGTGTACTTAAGTCGGCTATTCGGGCTGATGAACTCTCTGGTTTAGATTTTGCTGCCCTCGATTTGATTGTGGATAACGAGGACAAAGTCTATGTCCTTGAATCTAACAGTGCTCCGTCGGTGTCAGATTATCGTGCTAAGTGTTTTGCGAGAGCTTTCGATTATATTATTGCTAACGGAAAAACTCGAATTCCTCTTGTGGGGCGTCTTGGAGGATGGAGAAAATTTCTCCACCCGTCCTTGTCCTCGGAGGTTTGGCTATGAACGATCGAGTAGGGATATTACTGAAGGATACGCAGAAACTATACTTCTTTTGTGCTTTCTGCGCCACTGGCTACGAAAACCTGAAAAGAAGGTATGGGTCGAACTGGGATATTTGGGATGTCTTCGAGGATCAAATCCCGGAGAACTGGGGCCAACCTTGTCAATCTGGAGGATGTACTAGAACACTAAGGGAAGGAATTCCTTTATTTGCCTCGGAGCTACAGATACAAGAGTTCTATGAAATGGTGCAACTCGTATAATTTGTACTTCTTCTGTAACTTCTGTAACGATAGATATGATTTTGCAGGAGATAGAAACGAACGTTGGAAAATTTGGCCTGTATATTTAGAGCAAATACCAGAGCTATTTGGACAAAAATGTCATCAAGATGATTGTCTTCAGATACTAAAACCAGGTCCGTCGTTATACGAAACGATCTCGGATATGAGAAAAGATTATAGCATGGTGTCTTTGTATAGGAGGAATAGTGCATCCTCTGGACAGGTTTGATAGTTTCGAGGGCATTTCTAATGAGGAATTGGCCTCGGTTTATTATGAGGCGCTTAGAGAAAGTGACCTCGATTTACCATGGTTAGAGAAAGAGATGCAAAGACGAGGATTACTTGGAATTACATAGGAGGAAATATGTTGACTTGTTCGTGCGGTTCAGTACTTGTAAGTGATGGAACTACGTTTCGATGCCCCTGGGCCTCGGATAAGAATTACCACACCAAACCACCTGTTGACCTCGCAGATCTCCGAGTTACCACAATAGACGGACAAGCGAGGATAAAGGGAAAGAAGATCGGGAGGTTAATCAATGTCTAAGCCTAGTTACTTTTGGACGTTTATTGAAGGATTTTTCTTTGGATTTCTTTTAGCTTCATTATTGGGAATAGTGAGGGAGGTGCTTCGATGAGAGGACATCCGGCGCAAAAAGCCTTTGAAATTGACCTTTCGGATGCCCTCGCGAAATTTAACGCTAAAACACGAGGTCGAAGCACTGAAGCGCAGCAATGGAAGCAACTTTTCGTGGCTGCGACCCTCTGCGGATTCGATATTCAGGTCTTGGACGTTGACCTCGTAGTAGTCACAGAAATCCAGAATCCGGACAAAGATATGACGGATAGATGGACGAGGAACAGGGACTTGTATTGTCAGCAGCGGGCTATTGTACAGAACGATATCAACAGTTCATATCCGGAACGTTGGCAACCTAATAGCCTCGATTTAGAAATAATGAAGGACCTCGGAATTAGTGTTTAGTCCTCGGAAATAGACGGAGCTTGAACCGGGTCTGGTAATTTGACCACGCCCGCAACAAAGCCGTTTGGATCGGCGGGCAAAACTACGGCAATTTGGATAACAATCACTGGTTGTCTGGCAGGAGTCCCGTCTAACCCGAGGCCGGAAGATTCATCAATTATAGAACCAAAGGCTGTGTTGCCAAGACCCATTGAGAAGGCAATTCGGCTATTCTTGGAAAGTATTTGTCCACTAGTATCACGAAAAACCATTGAAAGGACCTCGTATATGATTGATATTAAAACAGCTATTGAAAAATATGGAGCTTGTGAGCACGGGATAATGCCTTATGATACTCCCGATCCGATAAGTCGAAATAATCCTTGCATTTTATGCAAAAGAGAATCAACTCTATTAGCACTAAGAAAACGATTTTTATCGGGTAAAACCCAGGCCGATGTAGCTAAGCGTCGAATGCACATATGGAACGCAGGAGGCAATTTTACTCCAGAAGAATGGCTAGAACGTTTTGACTATTGGGGTAAATGTTGTGTTTTGTGTAATATAGAACTAACCTTACAGAAAAAACACTCTAATACTGCAACTGTGGGTCATTTGATCCCGGTATCAGAAAAATGGCCGAATAGCAGCAACGAAGCTTGGAATATCGCTCCAATGTGTAAATCTTGTAATTCCTCTCAAGGAGACCGATATGCTTTAGAAGAATATCCTAAGGGATCTAAAATACTTAGAAAATTCTACAAACACTCTATCTAGTTAGACGAAGAGAGCATAGAAAAAGGTGCGAAATGTTGTCTAAAAACGCGCCTTTTTGTACGTTTTGATCGTCAAATTAAACAGAGAAAGGTTCACATGAACGACTTTCCATATCTACATTCCGAGGACATCGGCACATCTCCAGTCGGGTTCGTATATTCACAGCCAGTGTTCTACTACTATCCTCAATCTGCTGAAAATAGAGAGGTTGTGCGACGGCGTCAATTAATTGACCTCGGACGAGGTGAGACTCGTGACTGAACTATTGGGCGAAGTTTTATCATACGATCCATCAGGAGTACGAGAAGATACGGAACTGATTGAATCCTACAAAAACGGAGATACCGAAGCATTTGGTAAGCTATTCGAAAAATACAAGCATTTTGTCTATAATTGCTGTATTAAGGCACTAAAAAATCCGGAAGATGCCGAGGATGTTTCTCAGAATGTTTGGGTTCATTTTTCAGCCTATCTCTTTCAATTTAAAGAAGATTGTTCTGTTCGCACGATTCTTTTCCGAATTTCAAAAGATCGCTCCATAGACTATATTCGTCAGAAAGATACGAGGTCAGAAGAAGAACAATATTCTCCTGAAGACTTGAAGGAATTATATGCCTATTCCAAAGAATCCCCCGACCAGGATCTCCTAGTAAATGATATGCTTAAGTCGCTTGAACCCGAGGAAAAAGCCCTCGTAATTGCTATGGTATTCGAGGGTCATACAGGCGAGGAAGATGATCTAGCAGGCAAACTTGGAGTTGCGAGGTCAACCGTAAGTCGCAGATTAGACAGAGCTTTAGAGAAATTACGAGGTGAAATTAATGGTTGACCATGAATTCTCAGACTCAGTTGAGAAGAATAAAGAACTATTGACGAGGTTGGTCGATTGTAACGATTGTGCTGTTAGGTGGAGTTGTTCATTAGAGGCGGATGGCCCCTAGTTCGGAAAATGTCCGAGGCATAAAAACGAGCCACAGGAGAAGCCGTGAGCGAGACTGTTAAATGTCCTAGGTGCGGCGGGCCAGGGCGACACTCAGGCCCAATCTGTCCGTTCTGTGACGATTGTTGTGCCCAGGAGGGTTACGAGGTCGCGCTCGACCCGTTCTCGCGATTCTTTGAGAAAATTCGCTGGATAGCCCGACACTGGAGAAAACTGCTATGAACGAAGATTGGTCGAATAAGAACGATTTCGCGTCGGGGCAAAATGCGGGGCACACCTCCGCGCCGCCCGCTCCAGAGTGCACTTGCGGCTCGCATCCATTGGCTCCTCTTTATCACACGCCAACTTGCCCGAAGGCTTCTGCGGCACAACGCAAGCCCGCTCCTCCCGCACCCGCAGAATGCCAGAATTGCGATGAGCCGAAAGAGTGGCATGGCTCTGAAGCAGGGAAGATGCATCACGAATTTAATCCCAAGAGCGCACCCGCGGCGCCCTGCCCAGAATGCAATCGTCCGACTGTTCACACGGCCACAATCTCAGGAATATGCCTATGCGTCTGCAACACATGCAAGCAACCATTTATCGGCGCACCCGCAGCGCAAGAGACGGCGGACATTTGGAAGGAATGGGATAGCGACTCGCAACTTGTTAAATGGGCGGATTCTCGTGCCGCTTCTCTGAAAGACTCTCTAGAAATTCTCGGAGGTCGCGCCGACTTGGAGAAAATGCGAGCAGATATTGCTGAGGAGAAGGTAGAGAGTCTACAACGAGACAATGTGGTATTACTGGATGCGTTAGAGAAAGCGCAAGGTGAAAAGATTGAGGCCGAGATTAGTATCCGGAATCTGGAAAATACCCTCGAACAGAGCAAGGGAAAAGATTAATTGATACATTGTCATGTAGATTTCGAGAGTAGGTCGCTAAAGGACCTTACTGAAGTGGGAATTGACGTGTATTCAAACGATACGAGTACGCAGGCGATTCTCCTCGCTTGGGCTATTGATGATGAGCCGGTTAGCATAGTGAGTCTTCTCCGGGATTCTCTACCTAACCGGCTGCTGGAGGCTGTCCATAATCCGGATGTTATAATGGTAGCCTGGAATTCAATGTTCGAGCGCCACATATTTGCCAAGTGTCTTGGGATAGTGATACCTATTGAACGGTGGCACGATCCGAGGATAACTGCGAGGTTTGCCTCTATTCCTGGAAGCCTTGAAGAATGTGGGAAGATTTTAAATCTTCCCCTCGAACAACGAAAACTTAAAGAGGGCCATGATTTAATCCAATTGTTCAGTATGCCTTATAGAACCGGAGGCGAAGAGACATTATTTGGAATCCAGCCTGCGGAATTCCACGATTGGAACGATAGACCGGAAGAGTGGAGCCGGTTCGAAGAATATTGTAAACAGGATGTAGCCTGCGAGCGCTTTATTATGAAGGCGTTGCGGGGATTTAAGCTACCTGAAAAAGAGATTCGAGGATGGTGGTTGGATCAAAGGATTAATGATCGTGGCTTAAAAATTGGATTAGATTTAGTCGGAAATGCTCTAAAACTAGCCGAAAAAGAAAAAGAAGATATTTTATCTAATTTATCAGAAAAAACTGGTCTGGCAAATCCTAATTCTAATCCTCAGATGCTTGCGTGGATAAAAGAGAGAGGATATGTTTTCTCTAGTATGGGTAAAGCTTTTGTTGCTAGAGCGTTGGCGGGGGAAAGTCCTCTTACGCCGGAATGTAAAGAGGTCCTTGAACTACGACAGCTATCCTCTCGAACCAGCTACACCAAGTATATTAATATTCAGAATAGAACTGGACTGGATGGACGACTTCGAGATCAATTTTCATTTTTAGGTTCATCTAGGGCCGGAAGATGGGCAAGTTTAGGCGGAGCACAGCTCCACAATCTCCCGAGACCTACTAAAGAAGTTAGCAAAAATATGGATTTAGCTGTGGATCTGCTTAGAAAAGGAAATTTTGAAGAGATTAGATCAAAATTTTCTGATCCAATGGCACTAGCGGTTAGCTGCGTGCGCTGCGCTATTGTTGCAGACAAAGATAAAAACTTGGTGGTAGCGGACTATGGGGCTGTGGAAAACAGAGTATTAGGATGGGTGGCGAGGTGCGACGGTATTCTAAAAGTTTTCCGAGATAATCTTGATCCATATGTTAGTTTTGGTACATTTATGCACGGTAAATCTTATGAAGAATTAGATCCAGAAGCAAAAGGAATTACGGAGGAAGAAAAAGCAGCTCGAAAAGAGAAAAGACAAGAAGCAAAACCTGCGGTTTTAGGAGCAGGCTATCGCCTTGGAGGCGGACAGCTTGGTACAGATAAGTTTGGGAACGAAATTCGCACGGGGCTTTGGGGATATTCGAAGGCTATGGGAGTCGACCTTCCTCAAGAAGAATGCGAAAGAATTGTAGCAGTATTTAGAGCTGCCTATCCTGAAGTTTGTCATCTTTGGTACGATCTTGAAAATGCTTCTTTCGATTGTCTGGATGGCGGTAAGCATGAGGCCGGCCGATGCGTATTTGAAGCATTCGGAGGCGTGGATAGATTTGATAGAAAGCTCATGCGAATTACTTTGCCATCCGGCAGGGGGCTTCACTATATAAGACCTCGTGTTGAATCAAGGGAATTTTTCGGTAAACCAAAGAAAACACTAGTATACGAGGGCATTCATCAGCAAACAAGGAATTGGGAACCTACCACTACACACGGTGGAAAATTAACAGAGAACATCGTGCAAGGGATAGCAAGAGATCTTTTAATGGAAGCAATGCTTGCTGCAGAAGAAGAAGGATATTTTATTGTTGCCCATGTTCATGATGAAATTGTGTGCGAGGAAAAAGAATTAGGTTTAGAAGGTTTGATTAAAATAATGATTAAACCACCCGATTGGGGGCAAGATTTACCTTTGTCGGCAGAAGGCTATATCAGTAAATATTACAAGAAAGGGTAAAATGCCTTCAAAAGAAGAATACGCGAACATGACCGAGGAACAAAAAAATATCATATTAGAAAGAAATAACAAGTGGAGAGAAAACAATAAAGAGGCTTATGCGATTTCACAAAGAAATTATAGAAAAAGAAACAAAGAGAAGATAGCTTCGTTGAAAAAGACGCAATATGAGGAAAATAAACATGTTGTTTTATTAGCAGCTAAAATAATTTATTATTTACGCAAAGCTCTTATGCCGAATACTTTAGCAGAATCAGGGTCTAGGCAGCAGAGGAAGACTCTTTATAAAATGACTCCAGAACAGCTAGATCAGATGTGGAGCGAGCAAGGCGGTGTTTGCAAAATGTGCTCTCTTCCTACTAACAAATTATGCGTAGATCACGATCATAATTGTTGCCCCGGAAAAGCTTCGTGCGGTAAATGCATCCGTGGCATTTTATGCCATACGTGTAATATTGCTCTGGGGGTATACGAAAAACACAAATCAAATTGCGAAGATTATTTAATAAACTTCCTAAGAAAACGCGATACGAGGTCAATCTAATGCCTTCACCCAAGAAGATCGGCATCCTGATATTTCACGAGGAATACCGTCATTATTTAACACTTTGTACGGAGTGTTTCGAGGGGCATAATTGGTTAACCGAAAACAGAAATTGGCCGATTTACGAGGGGGATTTCGGAATGTTTCGTCAACCATGTGACTATTGCCACGAAGAAATGAATCCCGAGGCCAGTCCTACAATGTCTGAACTATTTACCATCAGAAAACTTACAATTACGAGGTATGATAGTTACACGAGAACTACGAGGCCAAAACTTCCTGCCCCTCGAACTATTGAAAGGATGGTGAAAAATGAAACTATTGGCGACCTTAATATTCCTGTTGTTCCTAGCACCCAATGATGTCCGGAATACGGATTCTTGCCCTAACTGCGATTGTCATAATTCTAATTGGTATCATTGTTCGGCTTACTGCTATACGAGGAAAAATTCACGAGGTCAGCCGACTTGTATGAATCAAGACGAATTTAAGGCTTGCACAAAGTTGTGCGCGAGGTCAAAATGAGCGAATACCAAGAAGGTTTTGTAGACGGTATTTCTTCAATGGAGGGACGAATAGATAACTTAAAGGAGGACTTGGAAGCATTAAAAGAAGAAAACAGGATTCTAAGAATTAGGTTAAATATGTGTCCAGAATGTGGACTTACAAAACCAGACCATAAAATGAGTTGTGATACACGATAATGGGCCACTCCCCATAAAATAAAAAGGAGAACTATGAAACTAATCTCTGTTATTATCCTTGCCCTTGCGAGTTCGTTCGCCTCGGCTCAGACTACATACACAACCACACAGGACGCTTGTAGCGGAAAGGCTAATCAAGCGTGTTTCAACATTCCAGTAGTTGATCAGAATAACTTTTCCGGGGTCATTTCTATTGATAACCGATCTGTGCAGTACGGTGGATCGCTTTACCTCGGGCCATTCGGGGTCAATGGATATCACGGAGTTTATGCCGGATTTGTCGCTAATCCGGATGGAACCAAGAACGATTTCAACGGTATCGGATCATTTGAATCTGACGACACAAGCGTAGTTGGGCAGTTTCAGTTCCACGCTTACTATGTCAAGTCTTGTTCAGGGCGAGGCTGTGGTTCGACCTTGGGCTGGCATTTCCGTATCTTGGCGGGAAGTACAGTAACTGTCGGTGCAACGCAGCCCGACTAATAGAATACGAGGTTCACGATCCGGCTAACCGGCTTGGTCGTGAACCATGTGTTTTTATAGGAGGTTAAAGAATGAATCACAAATGTGGTGCTGTAGACGACGAATCGTGTTTGTTTGGCTCCGTACACCGCTGCAAGTTTTGGTGTCCTGAAGATAATACTATATGCGGCGGACCTCACACGTGTCTATGCGGATCAAAGTGGCAATATTATGAACCTAGTGGTCTTTATCAAAGTTCAGACGATTCGAGACCGTAATGACATTCGAAACCTATGTAAATTACTTCAACGAAAGTATTTTGGCCTTGGGTAAGACTTCGTCCATAAAAAGTTCGAGGTCAAGGCTAAAGAAATGCGTAGAAGTCTTTGGTAAAGAAGAACTTCCCCTAGATCCTAGGCGCGTTCAGAAGTTCATTACTCAGCTTAGTCAGAAATATCCTAGCCAAACAGTGGCTAATGTCTGGGGAGCGTTTAGAGCTGTACTTATGCGGGCAAAATCTGAGGGATTAATCTCCTCCGTCCCCTCTCCTCTATTACCAAAGATAGAACGATCAGAACAGCCTTGGTTTACAGTCGAGCAGATGCGAATTCTTTCGAGGTACGAACCAATCTACGCATTCGCTTCTGAGACTGGCGCGAGGATAGGCGAGATCTTAGCGATCCAGATTCCGGATATTGACTTCGAGAACAAGACGATCCATATAAGACGCAACGTGTATGACGGGGTTATTTCAAGTCCTAAAACGAGGGCGGGGACAAGGTTAATTTCAGCCTCGACTTGGCTCTGTGATATTCTAAAGAAAGAATGCGAGGGCCGCGAGGATGGTTTTATATTCCAATCGCTTGGAGGAGGGCCTCGTAATCCAGATTCTGAGACTAGAAAATTGCAACATGCGTGTACAGTGTTTGATATTCCGTATGCAGGGTGGCATGGATTTAGGCGTGGAAATTGCACGCTTATGGCGATGACTTTAGGAATAGCGGAGAGCCTAATAGAGTACAGAGTTGGACACTCTGTTAGAGGCGTTTTGAGCCGGTACATACATTTTTTCCCTGGCGAAGACCGGGAAATTTCCGAAAGGATATCAGAGGTATTACGATGACATATAAACCTAGATACTCAGGACCAAACAACTCGGGGGTGTGTATATGTGGTCACGACTGGACCGAACATCATCTAGGCGTGATTATGAACGAGGATTATTTCGAGGCTACTGGAGAGTCTTATCTACCTGAAGAATGCGAAGCATATGGATCGAATGAAATGGGTGGATTGGATTCCGAGGGCAACAATCATTGCCAGAGATATAAAGATTCAGGAGAATAAAATGAAAATAATTTTAGGAATTACATTTGCGGGGGGTGGAATAATGCTGGGAGTCGTGTCCTTAACCATCGGATCGTTTCAAAACACAATTACTGGAGCACCAGTGCGTTGGATATTTCTTCCAATAGCGGCGGGATTGCTAATCCTTACTAGCTATTATTTACTACGAGAAGAGAAAGGCGAATGATCTTCGACACCCAAGACTTACTGTACATAACCTCGGTTCTATTATTGATCTGGTTTGGATTAGTAGAGGATCGGTTGAATAATGCGAGGCGAATTTTAAATCCGAAAGAAAAGAACGAAGCTATTAAAGACTTGCTGAGGACATATGTATGGAAGACATGAACAAATAACTAGGACACTGTGTCCATATTGCAAACGTGTTATAGAATGTAAAGAGGTATGGGTGGATGGATATCTCGTTCACCTCGATTTACTTCCCCATAATACATGTAGTAATCATCAGTTGACTAAATAAAATACGAGGTTAAAATTATGCTCGTAGTGGTAGACTCACGAAAGTTTAAGAAGCTTATGGACGATGTTCGAGGTTTGCAGCGTTATGAAAGTACTTCAGATCAGTATGATGCGGGGACAAGGGATGGTTCTAATTCGTCCGTAATCCGGATTCACGAGATGTTGACCTCGTTTTGGAATGAACTTACCAAGGAATAACAGGAGAGATAATGGCTTATACAGAAGCAGAACTAAAAGCAATTCGCGAGGTCCATGCAAAGGACGCTACCGACGCACAGTATGAAAATTTTATCCGGGAATGTAGCGAGAGAAATCTCATGCCGGGTCGTCATGTCTATTTCCAACTGCGGTCTCAGTCCGAGAAGGATGAAAATGGAAACTGGGTTAAGTCCAAGAGACCTATTCACATAAGCTCTATCGACGCTATGCGTTTGATTGCTCAGAGAACCGGGCAATACCAAGGTCAGGCTCCTCCTGTTTACATTTACCTCGATGAGAATAATTTTCCAAGTATCAAATCCGAGGTCATGCTCCCTGATAAGGACAACCCTGACATTCCTGCCAAACCGTATGCCGTTCAGGTATCAGTGTTTAGAGCGGGATTTCAACGCCCGTTGACTGCTACTGCTAGGTTCGAGGCATACGCTACTAAGAAGTTCAATGGCGGGCTGACGGATATGTGGGATCGGCGGGGTCCTGAGCAGTTAGCTAAATGCTGTGAATCGTTGGCTATTAGGCAAGCTTTCCCTGAGGAGCTGGCAGGGGTTTATATCGCAGAAGAGTTCAAGGACGAACCAGAAACACAGGAAATTCTAATAGAATCTGCAAAGACCTCGAAGAAAAAGGAAGCCAAAATTGAGCCTAGTCCTATTCCTGTTAGTGATGGTGTTGTTGCTGACGACAAGCCGGGTCAAGTATTAGCAACTAAAAACGAGGTCATCCCCTGGGCTAAGAAACTTAAAGCCCTGGGTGTGGAAAAAGAAAGATTGCTTAAGTACGTAGAGAAGAAATACAAAGTATCCAAGACCACAGAACTTACTCTAGAACAACTTAACGAGATTGTGCAAAAATGTCTTGCATCGAGAGAGAAAGGACTCGATACTCTAAATATAATGTTAGATTCTGAATAAAAACAGGCCGAACCAAGGAGAATTAATGAAGTCAATTACGAAGTTGCTCGGCACGACCGGACTAGCCTTTTTCTTGTCCCTTTCCCTCGGATGTTACGGGGTTAAGAAAGTAGTAATTTCACCCCCACCGGGACTAACCGAAGCACCTTCCGGATTTGATAATGAAACTAATGGTTTTGTAGATCAGGCGAGGCACGATGCAGATCGAGATCAATTCGAGGAAGACGCGGGAGATGAAATTGGCCCTGTGTTTAATCATAGGTCTTGCCTCGATTGTCATTCTAGTCCAGTAACCGGAGGCTATTCTCAAGTATTTGAACACAGAATTGCAGCCGGTGCGAGGTTAATTCACGATCAAGTTGTCCCTGGAACTGCACAGGAAGTATCTCCCGCAGGTGCACACAATGCTCTACGAGCCTCGATTTCTCTTATGGGTGATGGGTTTGTAGAACAGGTTCCGGATAGTTTGTTGAAGTATATCGCATCGGTTAACGGCGGGGTTTTTGTCCTCGTAGATAACGGACGGGTAGGCCGGTTTGGTCACAAGGACCAGCACGCCGGTCTATTTGAATTCGCAGGCGATGCAGACTTCAACGAGAAGGGAGTAGGCAACAGAGTTAATCCAGATCCGGACAATGGTATCGAGGACCTGGAACCAACTTGTCTTGGTGGTGGAGAGGATATTGACTGCTATACGAGGTTTATGCAGGCTCTTAAGGCTCCACCTCGTGGTAAGATCACTGATCAAGTAAACCAGGGCGAGGAAGTATTCTATAAAATTGGTTGCGCATTTTGCCATACACCAACCTTGTATACTAGCAAGAACGTGTTCCATCCTTATGGGGACTATTTGCTTCATAACATTGGGACAGGGGATGGTGTTGCACAAGGCGCGGCTCCTGCTAATGTTGTTCGTACCGCGCCTTTGTGGGGACTTAGAACCAAGTCTCGCATGTTGCACGATGGTCGTGTGTTCGATGTCCTTGCAGCTATTAAAGCGCATGAGAAAGAGGCTGATAGGTCCGAGGACAAGTTCGAGAGGTTGAGTAAGAAAGACAAAGAAAATTTGCTTGTGTTTTTGAATTCACTTTAAGGAGAATAAATAATGGGTAAGTCAGTAAACCGCGTAACTCTTGTCGGGAACCTTGGTAAGGACCCGGAAATTGTAAACTCAAACAGCGGAACAAAGATTGCAAAATTTTCCCTCGCTACTAATGAAAGTTTTAAAAATAAAGAAGGTTCTTGGACTGAAAGAACAGAGTGGCACAATATTGTGGTCTTTGCCCGGCTAGCCGATGTTGTTGAGTCGTATGTTAAGAAAGGAAGTCAGGTCTATATCGAAGGAAAGATCCAGACTCGGACATACGAGAAAGATGGGGTCACCAAATATTTTACAGAAATTGTAGGTAACGAGCTGGTGCTATTAGGCAGTAAGGGATCATCTTCTGATATTTCTGGAGATGAACCTCGTGCTGTCGCTGCTAGTCGTCCGGTTACTAAGTCTGATCCGATCGACGATAGTGATTTGCCATTCTGATAAGTCCTTTATTATGTATAACTTAGAAAGGACTTATGCCTCGTAACAGAGTAGAAACAGAAGATAGTTTGATTTACCAGGGCCGCGCACTAATCCATTTCTATCCGAATAGTCATAGATACCGGGTTAGTGTACCTGCCTTGGATAAATGGCGAGTTCCTGTCATCGGCGTTACTACGATCCTCGGTGTCAAGGACAAATCATCTGCTCTCCAGAAATGGACAGCAGATATGGCTGAGCTATATGGCCAGATTCAGGTCGCAGAGAATCAAAAATCCTGGATGTATAATGACCAAGTTTTAAAGATTCTCAGAGACATGAAGACTCACTATCGTCTTGTCAAACAGCAGGCGGCAGATGTGGGGGTAGTCGTTCATGACTACCTTCATTCTGTGCTTCTTGCGAGGCAGAATTCTTGGGACGAACCATGTCGTCCGGAACTGGACGAACGGTTTAACTCGAAGATGCGAGGTCAGGTCGATGCAGCAATTGATGCTGGCCTAGAATTTTTCAGCAAACATAAACTAGTACCATGGACTATGGAAAAACCCGTATGGTCGCCCTCGAATTCTTACATCGGTACGGACGATTTTATTGGAACTCTGGACGGAGAATTAGTTTGCCTTGATTTTAAAACTAGTAAATATTTATACAGCGAAGTATTCCTCCAGACTATGGCTTATCAGACAGCATACAAAGAAGAATTTCCAGATTGTGGACAATTCGAAGCTAACTGGGGGGTTCAAGTTGCTAAGGACGGAAAGCTTAATGCGGTACGTCGAGGTAAAGAATATTTTGAAAATGATTGGCGGGCATTCTTAGGAGCAAAGACTTTGTATGAATGGGACCGAATAGAATCGGGGTCAAAACCCATGGTTAACCTCGGATCTCTAGACGCGATTCCAATACCTAATGAGGAGGAATGGTGAGATTTATATATGAAGCATGGTGTATAATTAGAGGTTATCACAAAACAAAAGGAATACACACCGAGTCGGGGGTACTTACCCAAACTTGTAGATGTGGTGAGGAGAAGAAGACTTCGTTCTTTCCTAGACCAGGGGCTATTATCAACTATAACACTACATGGAGGATATTTAGTTAATGGAAAAAAGATATTATGGAATTAAAGCAATTCCAACTATATTTAAGGGAATAAAGTATGATTCTCTTAACGAAGCACGATGGGCCGTATTCTTTGATGCTTTAAATATTCCATTTGAACCTCAGCCTAGAGGCGATATGATGGAGACTCCCAATGGGACAACATATTATCAACCGGATTTTCGTATTAAACTGCCCCACAAAGGGTGCAATTACACAACAGATTCATATTTTGTAGAGATAAAACATTCAGCACCAGTAGAAGAGGAAGTATACAAGGCCCAACAATTGGCTATTTTAAGTCGATATCCTGTGTTTATTCTTACTGAACAGCCGTATGATAATCTGTACGCCTCCTCCGATAAAGGTTGGAAGTTTGATATTTACGGAGACTCAGATACCGGACACGTGTTTACAGAATGCTGCAAATGTGGGTCGATAAATTTAGTTTATGGGGGGTATACAAACGAATTACCTTGCCCTCACGATACTGGTCGAGGAAACGCTTCTTATAAAATCACCGCCGCTGCTATTACCGCGAGGGGGTTTAATGGCCGGGATATCTAAGAGTGACCCGCATCGAAAACCAAATTATTTTCCATGGAACGAAGATGATTTTAGTGGAAACATAAAAGTTAGATTTATGACACCGGCACAAAGATGGATGTACCGAACTTTACTCTGCAGTGCATTTTTTGAATCCACGAGACCTCATTTACCAGACGACGATTCTGTTCTTTGGATGATTGCCGGGTGTGAGAGTCAAGAACAATGGAATGAAAATAAAGAACCGGTTCGTGCAATGTTTTTTCAGATACGAGACGGTAGAAGAAAATTGTTGGGCCATCCTCGACTCGTAAGTGATTGGAATGCCTTGGTTAAAACACGTTTGGATTGGATAGAAAAATCTCGAAAAGGAGGGGCCGCTTCTGCTCAAGCAAAGGTTGAGCAAAGGTCAACCACCGGTTAACCAAAGGTCAACCATTTTCAACTAAGGTAAGTAAAGAGAAGTATAAGTGTAAGTAAAGTGAAAGGAACTTAATGGCTTTATCGGAAAAGTTGCGTAGTTTGGTTTACGAGAAAACAGGAAAAGCTGCTCACATAAATGATTGGGCGGTCACAGCTTTTAGAAACGGGCTAGGTGGAGAGAAAGTAATGCTTGCCCGCTTCCGTGATTGGTTAGACAATAATCCGGATTCCGGACGACCTCTACAAGACTTCCTAGATGTGTCCGATGAGTTGGCTGAGGAAAGTCCGAGGGAAATCGTCGTAGGCGGGATCATTAAACAAGACGAGGTCAAGCATCTAGGAGTTAAACTCTTTGCAATTACAGAGTTAGCATTGTCCGGAAAGAATCTACGACCGGCAGCTAACCTTCTCGACTCATATTCCGAGGAAGAGATACTCAGTGCTTTCAAATACTTCTACGTGAAACTGGATGACTTTGCGAGGAAAAATTCTTTGACCTCGTTCTTCAAAGACGGCGGCGGAGAGATAGTTATACTCAGTCTCAGGGAACAGAAAGCTCGTCAGGACGAGGTCATGCGCTTAGCCTCGGCTCCAACTGCGCCTTTGGTCGAAGCAAACGAGGTCAAGGACGAGGACGAAAATTCAATTGAGGTGGACTTTTAGTCCGGAATATGGACCTACGTAAAACAGGCTAGTTCTATTCACAGAAACGAGCGTAAACCAAAGAATGGACCTAAGGACCACCCTAAGGTCAAACGTTGATTCTGTAAAGAGGAAACGCAGGGAATCATGGTGTGACAGAACTTTTAAAAGGAGATCCAATGGCGAGAACACTAGACGAGGAAATTGAACGAGCTTTAATAGAATGCGAAGCGGAAGGGGTTGATCCGAGACCATGGATGAGTGGGGACCATAAGCTATCCATGAAACACTGGTCTTTAGTCCAAAAGAAACTCAATGCCAAGTACGAGTTTAAACCTCGCAAACCATTGTCTCCAGAACACAAGGCAAAACTTAAAGCTGGGCGAGAAGCCGCGAGGTCAAAATGATTACCATGCCAAAAAATTCCATCTGCAATCGTATAGGAATTACAGATTTTTTGGAAACAGATTTGCATAAATATTTGCAAAGACTTCCAAATATAACAAAAGAAGGTCCTTGGATTGCGGGCGGAGCAGTACGAAGAACTTTAACTCGTATTCCCTTGACAAGTGATTTGGATTTCTTCTTCAAGGACGAGGCCCAAGAAAAGAAATTTGTCGAGGATATTATTCGTATTGGAGCTATTAAGAAATTTGAGAACGAGTTCAATTCTACGTGGATTATACCCGCAATTATAGATTCTCCAGAACTTAAGATTCAAGTAATAAAATTTCGATATTATAGTAATCCTTTGGAAGTTATTGATAGCTTTGATTTTACGTTGTGTCAATTTGCGTATGATAGTGAAAATATTTATATGTCTGATTTTGCCATGTGGGATGTATCCAGAAAACGGATAGTTCCACACAAACTAACGTATGCTACAGCTAGTCTCCGTAGATTATTAAAGTATATTAATCAAGGATTTACAGTATGTAACGGAGGATTAGCAGACATCCTAAATCAAGTATCAACAAATCCACAGATAATTGAAGCCGATATAAAATACATAGATTAGCATTCGAGGTCAAAATGACACAGAAACGATTCCGGTTTGTTCAAGATGATTCTTTACATTGGTATGCTATACCCGAGGACAAGCGCGAGGCGTTCGATAAATGGATTGAGTATATGTCTGATGAGAGCGACGACGAGCCATATATTAAATACAGAGGCGAGTCATTCGACGTTTTTCGCCTCGGAATGCATATAAGTAACTATACATTCACAGACTTGAAGGAGGGCAGATGAACTATCTAGCAATCGACAATGAGACTGGCGGGTTAGGCGAGGTTAGTCTCCTAACTTCCTACTTCGCAGTCCTAGATTCGAACCTCCGGATTCTGGACGATTTGTATCTGTATCTCAAACCCGAGGACGGCATCTATCGAATCGAACCGCAAGCTCTTGAAATCAATGGAATTAACCTCGTGTCTCACGACAAGATCGCCGAGACTAAAAGTACAGCAGGGAATAAACTATATCGATTCCTGAAATCTTATAGCAACGATGGAGCAGATAAGCTAATTCCCCTCGGACATAATGTCACATTCGATGTCATAGGGATATACGAGGGCATTCTCAATCGAAATATATTCGAGAAGTTTACCTCGTATCGTAAACTAGACACAGCAGTTATTGCTCAGTTCCTTAAACTTGCCGGAAAGATTCCAGACGAGGTTAGTGGAAGTCTCGGCAGCCTCGCAACCTTCTTCGGGATTGCGAACGACAAAGCACATGACGCAAAGGCGGATGTCCTCGTAACTATCGAAGTTCTCAAATCTATGTTAAAACTTGTGGAGGGGAAATGAACGATATTGATAAGTACGGAGAATTCACTGTAGACTTATGGGCCAGTGGAAACTATACTATAGACACTATCTGGAATATGGAAACACGGGTAGCAGCTGAACGATCCCTGTCAATTATGGCCTTGGGTGCTGCAGGAGAAACAGGCGAGGTCATTGAACACGTCAAGAAGTTTCTAAGAGATGGAAAGCTAGACAGAGAGGCTTTGTTGAAAGAATTCGGTGATCAAGTTTACTACTGGGCTAGACTGGTTAAGTTCTTTGGATTCTTGCCTTCGGAAGTCCTCGCAGCTAATATAGAGAAATTAGAATCGAGGAGAGCCAGAGGCGTAATTAAAGGGTCAGGTGACAACCGATGAAACTAGGTAAAGACTTCATTCAATGGTATTTAAATAATCTATGCCATCATTCTGTAGATAGTATTGTAATACACGGCAAGCAAATGATGTGTCTTAGATGTGCTAGGACTATATTCATAACGAACGATCTTTTAGAGAGATACAAGAAAGATTGCAAAGAACGCGAGGAATTTCTTAATGGTTCTTAACCTCGGACCCAGCAGATATGCCTTAGGAATCATAAATATACAAGAAGAGATTGAGGAATACGAGAAAGAACACCGAATCTGGAGACAAGCTGGATCTGTTAGCAAACCATATTCGGACGACGATGATCCAACATATGATATCTGGTATAGGCATCATTGGTCCAAAGAAGATCTTGCGAGGTTAAAAACAGAAAGAGAACAGGAAAAATACTACAAAACTCACAGAGTTGGATTGATAAAAATTGAGGAGTTTTAATGGGTCATGTTGTTTCTAAATTAAACTTCAAAAATGTATACATCAACATATCTCCTACTTCTTTATTTGTACACGAAGATGGTACAAAAACAACTTTTGAAATAGAAGGAATGAAACCCGGATTTTTTATAAATGTAGATATTGAAATGTTGCAAGAAGATAAAGAGGACATAACTTAATGTCAGATGAGAAAGATCTTCGTGCTTTAAAGAGTAATCCCAAAGTCCTCGAACTGTATGCTAAACACGTTCAGTTACATCGCGAGGGCAAGGGATATCGAGGACGATGTCCTTTCGGTTCCCGACATGCTAGGGGGGAAGATCGCACACCAAGCATGGATATATGGGCGGCAGAAGACGGAAGTTTTATTTTCAAATGTCTTGGATGCGGGTCTTCAGGCAATATTATGCAGTTTGTTATGGATACAGAAAAAGTTAAGTTCGACGAAGCAGTTTCCAGAATCCGGACTTTCCTTAAAGATACTTGGTTTGAGGGCCGAGATACAGTAGACGAAGTGTTCCGGTCTCCTGTCCTCGAAGAACCCAAGGAATTCATTACCTTCCCAATAAGTAACTGCGAAAAATTTACTCAGGCTTTGCGCGAGTCGAAAGATGCGAGGGCATTTTTAAATAGCAGGAAGATTGACCTCGATACTGCATGTCGTCTACATGTTGGATTTCGTCAGGCGATGCCCTCGGAAGTAAACGTCCCAAACGATGTTAGAGATAAAGGCTGGTTGGTATTTCCATACATCGAGAAAGATAGGGTAGTCCGGGTCAAGTTTCGGTCCATCGTATCTAAGGTCTTTACACAACAGAGAGCAATGAAACAGCAGGGATTCTTCAACTCCAATGCGGCAGATCCCCTCAAGCCCTTGTTTTTAGTTGAAGGTGAACTCGACTGTTGTGCTTTAGAATCAGCGGGTTTCAATGCAGTTGCAATTCCAAATGCCTCGTACAAAGTAACTCCAGCAGACAAAGATGTGCTTATGTCCTCGTCTGAACTTTTTCTTTCAGGCGATAACGACCAAGCAGCCGGAACCGAGGCTATGAAAAAACTTTGGTCGGAACTCCAGGATAACGTATATCTCTTGCAGTGGCCCTCGGATATCAAAGACGCTAATGAACTTCTTATGAAGTGCGAGGACCTCGGAGAGTTCAAGGCCAAAGTCCTCGACCTCGCGAAGAACGCCAAGGCCCAACCAATGCCGGGAGTATTCTCCTTGCAAGAAGCGATGCTAAATTCCACGAATACGGATATGGCTAATCATCCGAATCGGCTACACTTTCCGTGGCCCTCGGTTGATTCAATGGCAATTTGTTTGCCGGGGTCGGTAGTTGCTTTTACAGCCTCATCCTCGGGTATGGGTAAGAGCCAGATGCTTATGCAAGCTACTCTAGATTCAGCAGTTAGACACGGCGAGGTCGTTCTAAACTACCAAGCTGAAATGTCTCCGGACGAAATTGCCAACATTGTAACGGCGCACGTCCTCGCAAAAGATCGAAATGAATTGTCCTCAAACGATTATCAGGAGGCCGCAAGACGAATTCGATGCGCAAAATATTATATCGGATGTAGCCCGGATGCACAAAACTCAACTCAAGTTCTTGATTTAATTGAACATGCAATACGTAGACTCAGTCCTACGATTGTTGTCCTCGATCATCTGCACCATATATGTGCTAATGTTTCCAACGAGATACAAGATCAGTCCAACGCAATGAAGCGTATTAAAGGCATGGCTCAGAAATATGGATTGAAGTTTATTGTTGTCGGTCAACCTCGTAAGAGCAATCAGCAGAATCGAGGCAAAGATATTTATGCTTCGGACATCAAGGGATCAGAGAGCATCGTAAGTGCTTCAGATGCAGTGTTTATCATACACCGGGAGATCATGAAAGACTTTGACCCAGCTCACCCGCCTTTAGATATCTTCAGTCCGGAGATAAAAATAACCCTTCACAAAGGCCGAACCAAGGGAAAAGGGGCGGCGGCATGTAGTTTAATTTTTCGAGGGAAAATAGCCACATTTGTGGATGCTTTGGAGTTAGAAGCAGGGGTTAATTTGCCCTCGAACGAGGAAAGTTTTTTCTCGTAGAATGCGCCTTTTTACCTATTTGAATCGTCCAATTAAATAGAAAGAACAATAAATGACAATCGAAGCCATTATAGAACAACCATTTACCGATACCGAACTCGCAGAAGCCTCTCGTCTCAAGTCTGAGATCGATGAACTCCTCGGCTCGATCACTAGCCTCGAACGAAGTCTTCTGCAGGGTTGGGCGAGGTTAAGTTCTAATCTATACGAGGTCAGGGAAAAGAAGTATTGGCTTGAATATGGGTTTAACTCCTTTGGAAAGTACATCGTGGAGATAGGGGACAAAGTTGGCAAGGGTCGGTCGCAATTGTATATGGGAGTGAGAATTGTCGAACAATTGCCCGAGGTCAGTTCCGAGGATTTGACACAGATTGGTATCTCAAAAGCTGCAGAACTATGCAAGATTCGATCTGCGGGTAAAGCCGTGCCTCGTGAACTGATCGAACGAGCTAAGCGATCCGATGTAACGATCGAAGAAGTTCGGGCCGAAGTCTTCAATACTCTTCATGCAACTCCGGAAGAACGAGGTAAGTTCTTCGATCTAAGCGGGTTCCCAGTTACGGAAGACGAGCGTCTTCTCCTCGAACATGCAATTGAAGTTGCCAAGAGGACCCCCCCAACAGTTCGCCACGACATTCCCGAATACATGCAGAAGAAAGAATGCTTCATACGTTTTGCCATGGAGTACCTGAGTCAATACGAGGATGGTCAGTGAAGACACGAGGTCAAAGGAATCACGTATGGGTAGAAGTGTCCGGATCTGGACTTCCAATTCGTATCATAAAACACTGGAGCGAAGCCAGTCAGTTGCCCTCGGATCTAGTCCGATTCGTAAATAGAACTTGGGCCGTAGGAGAGATACGAAGACAAGTATTCGAGAGAGATAATTATGAATGTAGACGGTGCGGAAAACGAGGCAATGCGCAAACTTTGGAAATGGATGAATTTATATCTAGAGGCGAGGGAGGAATGATCGGATTAGATAATTCCTGGACCCTGTGCCACAGTTGTCACACGGGGTCCTCGACCTCGGAACATGGAAATAGGAGACTAATGTTTAGTAAGAACGAGGAACGGCGATGAGTTTTTGCCCTCACCATGTGTGGAGTTCTAGATATTGCCAGCAATGCACTCCAAATTCTGGAGGTGGAATCTATGTTCCTCCAAAGATATCAACCGAGGAAGAAGACCTCGAACTTAAAAAGTGGTTCTGTAAGAAGTGTTTAGGTAAGCATTTGGCAGCATACGAGGCGGGGTTATTTTGTCTGGATTGTGGACAAGAGGATAAGGAGCGCTAAGTGGGAGCAGAGAAAAATCAACAACTTACATTAAAGAATTGGCCAAACACTGGAGTAGATACTGATCTCGAACCAGGAACGGAGCTGGTCGGAAGGACCACGTTTAGAGTTTTTTGCGATTCGCGAACATGTAAAAATTCCGTACAATGGGTGCTTGAGACAGCGGGGGAAAACGCCGAAGGCGTGCCTTGTGATGCTTGGCGAATTCTTATCCTCGAACAGTTCGAAGGCCAGAAGGAAACATTCTGTTCCAAAGAGTGTCTGATTCGTTGGTTGAAAAATTATGTTCCTCCGTTGTCTCCAAAGGAGAAAGCAATGATTGAAACTAATAATTCCAAGGTCGAAGCTAAGAAGAATATCGTCAAAGTTCCGGTTCCGGACATTCCTGGAATCGAAGAGTCTACATATGTTAAGGTTCTACGAGAGCAAACTAAAGAACGAGCGGAGTCTGCTGCGCTTAGTCAGCCGGACGGCTTCGCCGAGGAATCTTCGAATGAGTAATGAATACCTAGTAGTAGTTGAGGCAGTTGACTACGTAAATGTAGAGGCAGAAGACATAGACTCTGCAAGTAGAGAAGCAATCGAGATCTTTAAAACTAACCCCGGTTCTGCCGCATTTAACGCAACTATCGTTCGAGAGACTAAAGACGGGGAAGATACTTTTCCTAAGGGAGAGACTGCATAATGTCTGAATTCACAGTACACGATCTTTTGAAAGATGTAATTATGAGTTCTGTTACAGACGAGGGAATGCCGGTATTTCTTATCTACGAGGAAGTTGCTTGTTCAGTAAATGACCTCGCATTTAGCTATGACCAGTTTATGGACTCTGTAGGATGCCTTGTAGAGAATAAGTATCTTAACGCAAACGAGGTTGATGGAGTTACGGAACTGTCGTTGTCTAAGGAAAACACTACGCCTAGGTTGGATGTCAATTAATGGCGACCTTCGCAGATTTCGAGAAATCGATTGTCGCGTTAACTTGCCTTAGAGAGATGCGAGGCGAAGGAATAAATGCTATGTTGGCGGTAGCTTTTGTTCTTCGCAATAGAGCACAAGCTGGTTGGCACAGAAGCAGTCCATATCTTAACGCTATTGCAGCTAAGCAGTTTAGTTCTCTAACAATTTTAGGAGATCCTAATACTGTTTGGTTCCCCCCAGAGCCAAATGATCCGGAATTTGTTCAGCTCCTACATCTTATGGATGAAGTGTTTGATGAGAACAATCCTCGTGTAGATAATATTACTGGGAAAGCTCTTTACTATTGGGTTCCAGAGAATTCTACACCAAATGGTTGGTTTGCTAGAAATATAGCTAATAACCCAGATCATGCTCGGTGCGCGGTTATAGGTAGGACGGTTTTCTACAAATGAAAAAAATCTTCCTGGTTCTTTTCCTATTTCTAGGAACTGCATTTTCTCAGACATTCGACGGTCCGGCTGAACTGCCTCGATCCATTCCCTCGGTAGTAAGTGTTTCTCCGAATCCTTCTAAGATAATTGGGCCATCAGATAATCTTCAGGAGGCGTTGAACACCGCAGTATGCGGGGACTATTTCAGTGTACATCCGTCGTTATTGATTACTGGAGTTCTCATTCTTCCCACTCTTGCCTGCGATGACCAGCATTGGATTACTATTACTAATGGAAACATGACTGCACTTGATGCGCCCATCCGCATACATCCGAGTGTACCCATGCCGAAGATCACTGGCTCAGTGAAATCGGGATTACAGGTCAGGTTTATAGGATTTGAGGTCACTAGGACAGGAACTGGGGTAGTTACTTCGTTAATTATACCCGGATCTAACATGATCTATGATCGTCTCTATGTGCATGGTTCTCCTACTACGGAAACAGTGCGAGGAATAAACCTATCTAACTCTGTAAATGTTGCGATTATTAATTCATGGTTCAGTGATTTCCATTGTTTAGCTGTCGCAGGGGCATGTGGCGACGCCCAGGCAATTGTCGGAGGATTAAGCAACTCGCAGGACGGTAACTATCTGATCCAGAATAACTATCTAGAAGCTTCCGGGGAGAACATTTTATTCGGCGGTGGTTCTGCGACTGTAGTTCCGACAAACATTACGATTCGATATAATGATTTTGCAAAACCTGATTCGTGGAACCCGTCCGATTCAAGCTATGCTCCAGTTGTAGGTAAAGATGGCCTTGCACATCCTTGGATCGTGAAGAATCTGTTCGAGTTAAAGAATGCGCAGAGAGTGCTCGTCGAAGGCAATCGAATGGTTGGATCTTGGGGAGGCTTTACCCAAGCTGGAACTGCAATCTTGATGGGACCAAAGAATCAGGCCGGGGCCAACGGTACGAATCTGTGCTCAATTTGTTCTGTTGAAGATGTGACGTTCCGGAACAACTGGATATCTAAGACAGGTGGAGCTTTAGTTATTGGATATGGGGCTTCGGATAACGGTGGGTGGCCTACGGCATCAGATCGATTCTCAATTCATGATAACCAGTTTGATAGGTTGCAGTATGCAACATGTTCCCAGTGTACTCATTACCTAATCCAGATTGGATCGGGGTATGATGCAGTTCATCCCCCGCCCTCGGTTCTACATGATGTCAGTATTAAGAACAACGTGTTTTATTTGGATGGAACTGGGTGGCTTCCGCCTCGACCTACCGATGGTGCGGCACACGGGTTCCTTATAGTTAGTGCCCCTCCAGGAGGAATATTCAATATAGTTTACGAGAACAACGTTCAGCCGGGTGGCAGCAATCCGATCTCTTCCACGGGCGGTGGTTCAAATAACTGCTTTACGAATCAGTTGAAATCGTATAGCGCCGGGTTAGCCTTATGCTGGACAGGTTCATCCTCGTTCACTGGGAATGTAATCTTCACACAAGGTAGTTTTAATACGACTTGGCCAGCAGGAAACTATCCAATTCCAGTAGGCAGTAATCAGAATACGCTTCAATTACAGTTAGGAAATAGAAAACCATGATTAATACTGATGCAGATCTTAGAAACGTTTACAAACGGCTGTCTTTATCTATGACAGGAGGTACTATGTGTCCAGTTCCGGACAACACTTCGGATAGGATCGAGGTCTTTGCCTCGCCCTCGGGAAGCACAATCGTATTCTGCGGACGATGTAATGACAATACATATTCCGGACAACCCGCGTGTTGTAAATTTATGATTGACATGTTAACCAAGTATTTTGGGGGTAGAGAATGTACGTCCTTGTCCTGTATATAAAAAGACAACCAGATCAGTTAATTGGAAAACCTAAGACTTATAACGAGGCGTTTCGTAAGTATGAGAAATTGACCTCGCAGTATCCCGACCGACGATACGCATTGAGGAGAGTATGAAGGCCAAGGACCGTTGCAAGGATTACTGTCAAGGTGATCGATGTAAACTTGAGCCGGGGCACGGAGATTCGCACGTCGGTAATTTTGTTGCGTGGGATCGTGCTGATGCTCCAATGGAACTTTATCCTCGTGAACATCGGAGGAATCGCCTCGCAGCTAAACAAGATCAACAGCAGAAGTCTTGGATTAAAAATATGACTTTGATGATTCGCCTCGGAGCTTTAGCCGAGATTTACCTCAAACCATTTATGAAGGAGCCGGAGGAGAAATGACGATAGAAGAAAAGAAGATTCTACTTGAGTTTGTTACTTCTAATACATTTCATGATTCTATGATGAGCACGGACAAGATCTTGAATGTAAAAGCTTTGATAGAATTATTCTCAAGTCCGACGCTAGCAGAACAATTGATTCTAGATAATCCGAATCCACGTCCGAAACCCGGACAGCTTTTGCCCCGTTAGGAGACGATTGTGCTATATCAAAATCGCACATGGACCTGCCCCGCTAGCAGTAATACAGATGATAAGACTTGGGACTTTGCATTCTTGAGCAAGTCAGAGTTTATGGAACGTTACTCGGTGACTGAAAAAGAATATAATGATCTCGCATTGAAAGGCACGAAGTGATAGAGAATATTGCCCTCGTATTCTCCTCAGTCATTATCGGCGGAGGACTAATGTACGGAGCTATTTATTGCTATGGAAGGATTGCCCATTGGAAGGCTTTGTACGAGCAGTCTGAAGATGATTTTGAGGAAGTCCTCGTACGAGCAACCAAGGCCGAGAGAGCGGCGCAGGCAACAACAGACAAATACGTGGCGATAACTGAATTGATAAAGGCGCAGATGGAAAGACCGGTAGTTTGCGCTCTAACGGAAACTCAGATACAGACTATCGCCTCGGTTCTTTCTCAGTTGGTTATGGTTAACCAAGGAGTTAATAGGCTTAACTAATGAATAAACAGGAGAAGGTAAAGGATCGTCGATTACAGAAACTGTTCCGGACGACCTTGGAAGAATACCGGAAGATCGAGGACTTCCAGAAGAATAGTAAGTTCAAGATCCTTCTAGGGAAAAAGAATGGGTATGACCATCATCATGCTTCCGGGCGTTGCCGAGGAATCCTGGATTGGAGATTGAATAGGGCACTTGGCCTCGTAGAATCCGTTGCAAAGAATGAAGGGGAAGCGGCGGAAATTCTCTACGTATTGTCTGAATATCTCGTGTCTCCACCAGCAGTCGAAGTTATCGGAGAACGGTTCGGATTGATAGGTCAAGCTAAGGTGAAGCGTCGTATGATTTATGGATCTAAAGACGGACCAATTTTGCCCCCGAAGAAAAAGAGGAAACATGTTGGCTAAAATCTCGGCGTACTTGCAGTCTCATGAAAAATTGATCCTAGGGGTTGGCACTCTCGTCATTGTACTGTACCTCGGTAATCGTTGGATAAATTCGTCCGAGGTCAAAGCAGATGAGGCTAATCAAAGGGCACAAGCGGCTCTTGTGGAACAAAAAAAGATTGTAGATAATTTGACCTCGTCTTTACAAGACGCACAGAAGAGAAGCGATGCAGTAGTGACCCAGTCGGCTATGCAGGTCTTTAATTTGCAACAGGAAATCGCCTCGCTTCGCAACAGCCTCGCATTAGAACAGGAGGCTATTCGGACTAAGCCTATTAGTGCAATCGCCTCGGACTGGAACCAACTGATCCAGATTCCGGACGGAGTAACTAACACGAGTATCGGGATTACGGTATCGGAGGCTGCCGCTCGTGCGACGTTGTCAACGTTGGTTGAGGTTCCGGTATTGCAGAAGACGGTGGATAATCAGAGTAAGGAGTTGGCTAGCAAAGACCTAGCGCTGTCTGCACAGGCGGCGACTATTAAGGCATCGGATGACCTCGTATCCGGCTTACGTGTCCAGATTGTGGATGGTCAGACTGCGTGTACGAAACAAGTGGCGTTGGAGAAGGCTAATGCTCGCAAGGGTAAGCGTACGTGGTTTTTGATTGGCTTCGCCTCTGGCTTAGCAACCCGAGTTCTGGCACATTTTTAGACTAAGGCACTTATTAGTCAGTATTTAACTTATAAATATAAAGAAAATAAAGGACAATAAATGTCTAGTAATTCACCTCGGATTCTGCTCTTAGACCTAGAGACGTTACCTCACCTGGGATATTCCTGGGGCAAGTGGGATCAGAATATTATTAGGTTTGCCCAAGAAACTTGTATCGCCACTTTCGCTGCGAAGTGGATGGGAGATGGTGGAGTATTCGGAAAAAAGCTTAATGACTATCCGGGCTACAAACCGAATTCATATGACGACAAGAAACTCGTTAAAGATTTGTGGGATCTTTTGGATGAAGCAGATATTGTGATCGCTCACAATGGAAAAGATTTTGATGTCAAGGTGTGCCGAGCACGATTCTTGTTCCATGGGATGCTGCCGCCCTCGCCGTTCAAAGTAATCGACACGAAGAATATTGCTAAGAAAGTAGGACGGTTTAGTTCAAATTCTTTAAATGACTTGGCCAGTTACCTCGGGTTTGGTTCGAAGATTAAAACGGACTTCGATCTGTGGTTAGGGTGTATCGCAGGCGACGCGGATTCATGGAATAAAATGCTTCGCTACAATAAACACGACATACATTTACTGGAAAAATTATACAAGCGATTGATGGCCTGGGCCGGAAATCATCCTAACTTGACTTTGTTTCGCAAGGATGCCGACTGTCCCAAGTGCGGCTCGAAGCATGTTACCTGTCGCGGAGTTGCAACTCTGGTGTCCGGACAATATCAGCGCTATCAATGTCAAGATTGTGGTGGATGGAGCCGTTCTACAAAACTAATCAACAAGACCAATAAAGTTAATGCACAGACTGATTGAGGATAAATGGGACTTAAAGAAGAACTAGTTTCTATAGAAAAACAATTTGGAAAAGGATCGGTTTTTTGTCTAGGAGATAAAGAAGCCGTTCGAATTCCAGCGATATCTACAGGGTGTTTAAGCTTAGACAGAGCAATTGGAATTGGAGGGTTTCCTCGTGGTCGTATTGTAGAAATTTTTGGTCCAGAATCCTCTGGAAAAACTACACTGGCTCTTCAAACTATCGCTCAGGCCCAACTAAATGGAGGCAAGGGAGCAATTATTGACGTTGAGCACGCTCTAGATTTAATTTACGCCAAAAACTTAGGCGTTAAAACAGATGAATTATTAGTTTCTCAGCCGGACTACGGAGAAGCAGCATTAGAAATATGCGAACGATTAATTAAATCAGGAGAACTGGACATTGTAGTAATAGATAGTGTGGCCGCTTTAGTTCCCCGCTCAGAATTAGAAGGAGATTTTGGCGACGCACAGATGGGGCTACAAGCCAGAATGATGAGCCAAGCCATGAGAAAACTTACCGGTTTAGTACATCGGTCTAATTGCTGCCTCGTGTTGTTGAACCAGTTACGAAGTAAGCTGGGTGTAATGTATGGATCAAACGAAACCACGACCGGTGGGAATGCTCTAAAATTTTATGCTAGTTTGAGAATTGATATGCGCAGGATTCAAACAATTAAATCTGGAGATGATGCAGCGGGTTCCAGAATAAAAATTAAATTAGTCAAGAACAAAGTTTTTCGTCCTTTTGGATTCACAGAAGTAGATTTAATGTTTGGAGAAGGGTTTTCTAAAGAAGCGGATCTATTAGATTTAGCTATTTCTGGCGGTATTGTTGATAAATCGGGTTCTTGGATGTCATTTCAAGGAGAAAGGCTCGGACAAGGGCGAGAACAAGTTTGTTCAGAACTACGAGAAAATAAAAATCTTTATGACAGAATCTACAAAGCCGTTGACAGTCTTGCTGTATATGATTCGAAATCGAGTAAATAATAAAGTCTATATTGGACAAACGCAGCGTTCTTTAACTCGTCGGTGGTTTGAACATTGTTGGGAAGCTGATAATGGTTTTACTAGAACTATTTGTAAAGCTATAAGAAAATATGGAAAAGAATCTTTTAGTGTACTTCCTTTGATTCGCTTTGAAACTTCCGAGGAAGCAAATGCCGCTGAACAATTGTGGATAAAGGCGCTGAAGACACAGAGAAAAGGTTATAATATATCTCCTGGTGGTCCGGCTCCTATGAAAGGGCGGCATCACACAGAAGAATCAAAAAAGAAACAAAGCAACAGCATAAGTGGAGAAAAACACCCATTATGGGGTAAAAAACACTCACTTGAGTCTAAAGAAAAGATGAGACAATCTCAGCTTAGAGTAGCAAAACATGGTAAAGATAAACTCAATTTTCGTCATGACGTTCCGGCCAGCGTAGTAATGATTTTATTTGCTGATGGTATTAAAAGACGAACTATGTCGAGATTGTTAAATATAGAAAGAACTAGCTTAGATTCTAGAATTAGAAGCAACAGTTTAGAAAAATTAGCCAAAGAGAACCCTGAAGTTCTTGCGAGGTTAAAAGATAAACTATGACTGCTCAAGAAAAGAAAAAGATTCTTCTAGACCGCGCTATTATTAAATACAACGAAACTCGTCAGAAGTTTTATCTAAAACGAATCAAGGCTCTTTCAGAAAGTCTTGAAACTGGAAATCCTATTACGGTTGTTGATGCTGATATTGAGGTCAAGAATTCTTAAGGGGGCTCTGTGAGTGTTCGTCTATTTGTGGCAGGAGATGTCCATGGTTCGATCCACGAGATGTATCGTATGGTTAAGAAGTACGAGGACAGGGGTCTAAAAATAGATGGGATCGTCCAGGTTGGTGATTGGGGTGTGTTTGTAGATGTAGGAGATTGGAAAGATTACTGGAGCGGATCATCCATAGCTCCTAAACCAACTCTTGTAATTATGGGAAATCATGAAGATCCGAGGGCAATTCTAGATTGGCAAGCAGCTCCAAATCAAGTTCCTAACATTACCCTCGCACCAGACGGGAAGATTACAGATTTCCTAGGTGTGCGACTAGCTTGCGTATGGGGTAACTACAGTCCAATAAGTTACATGAACCCGGATCGAGTTGTCCAGAACCGGAAATCCGGACAAAATCCTCGAATTGCCGCTCATATCAATCGTTATGCTGTGGAGAATCTCCTCGCACAGGAGGGACCTATGGACATGCTGATAACTCACGACAGTGCGAGGGTTTCGTTCCCAGCCGGGTTTGGACCTATGGACCCGCTTATTGGAGAAATTCTTGGACTACGAGGTCGAGAAGAGATGTCTATGGCTAAAGGCTGTCCGGGGTTTGATGATCTGCTTAGGAAATTTAAACCTCGCCACTACCTATTCGGTCATCTTCATTCCTACGAAACTCAACAGATAGGTGGCACGGAATCAACACTGCTTCAATGTATTGAATATAACAAAGAGAATAATTTCTTTAAAGTCCTGGAGTTCTAAATGAGTGATCGAACAATGGCAACAATCAGGACTATCGGAGCTATCGCTTCCCCGGTGATCTCGGTTCTGTCTCTGATAGTCCAACTTTACATACTAACCCATTTACACCGATAGGAGAAAGAATGGCAGGGAAGATCGAGGTCGAATCAAAGGCAATTAGCACTAATCCAAAAGATATTCTTGGTGCTAAAAAGATCTCACTTACTAAGATTCCTAGCACCGCTTTGCTTCATGAAGCGCAGGCTATGATGAACGGGGCAGATAAATATGGATCATATAATTGGAGAGCAAAATCGGTACTTGCGAGTATATATGTGGACGCGGCTCTACGGCACCTCTTATCTTGGTTTGAAGGTCAGGAGGTAGCTGAGGATAGTGGAGTTCATCATCTCGGACACGCTAGAGCTTGTTTGGGAATTTTGCTTGATGCTCTAGAAACAGGAAATCTCGTTGATGATCGTCCAGTTTGTGGACAACCAGATTCATTCGATAAAACTCAATCTAGACTGGCAGAGATTGTAAAGAAGAAACGAGGTGTATAGTGGCTTCAATAGGGATAGATCTTGATGATTGTCTTGCGGATTTTATGTCTTCCTTCTCTAAAATAAGCTATAAGCTTTTTGGGAGGCCGGAGCCCGGAATCTTGCCGGTGGACTGGGAGTGGTCCAACTTTGATCTTACAAAGGAACAGTTAAACGAGGCGTGGAACAAAGTCCGAGAAACATATCTCTTCTGGGAGAATCTTGGGCTGGAACCGGGAGTAACTCCCCACAATATTTATGACCTCGAAGAACGTCACGACGTTTTCTTCATTACTGCCAGAGTTCCATCCAGGGGAGATTCTATTAAGAATCAGTCTTGCAACTGGATCAGGGATAATATTGGCATAGAAAACCCCACAGTATTTGTTACTACTAATAAAGGCCCTCTTGCGGCAGCGTTGAAGCTAGATTATTTCGTGGATGACCGCCCTAAGAACTGTTTAGAGATCCTTGAGGCCGTGCCTACGTGCAAGATTTACCTCAAGGATTCCAGTCATAATCAACCGTTCAGCGATCCTCGAATTCCTCGAATTAAAGATATGAATGAATTCGTGGACATTGTTAAGGAGTTAGAGAAAGAGAAAAATATAGAAAAATTAGTCGAACGTATTATCTCGTAAGGCCCATCGACTTGAGACGGTGATAGTTTTCATCACTCCCTCGTTCGGAAGGGCTTAGTTTCTGTACATAAGACCTGGATTTCTTAAGTAGATCAGGGAGAAGTTTCTGTTTTTCTTCCTCGGTACTGACGTTCCAAACGTCGAGGAAGTCACCGATATTAAGACGACCCCCTTTGGCTCTAAGAATATCCTCGCGGCCCATTGTTAACACTTGCCTGCGTTCGGTAGGCGTGAACTCATGTAGATCAACGGAATGCCCTGAACGAATTTGATCGGCAGCATCAAGGACTTTATGATGACGTTCGACTTGAGACGGATCGCTAATACCAGCAGGGAGACGATCATTGAGTCTCTGACTAGCTAGTTTCTCCGCCGCCGTCCTGTTGGCAGAGGGAGAAACTCCAAATCCTCTCGCTATACTAGTAGCGAAATCATCTTCCTGACTTCCGGTTTGAAACTTTCTAGAAATATCCGGAACAAAGTACTTAAGAAACTGAGATCCTCCACCTTGTAGAGAAATAGGTGATACGTTGCGAATTGCGTCTCCGATAAGCTGTGTATCACTCATCTTCTTGCCTTGGTCATTTCGCCCGTAAAGAACATCGACCCCGGTTTTAACAAGCGGATTCAAACGGTTGCGAACGAAAGACTTAGGATCATTTAAAGAATTCCAGACATCCTCTGGCATTGTGCGCATTCCCCAGACTTTCTTTTCATCAGGGCTGACAACTCCGAACGGATGATCCATGTGCAGTTGTCCATGAAGCAACAGATTAGTAGCCTGCGCCACCAGCATGTTGTACATGGCCATTCTAGCAAAGCTTCTAGCAACAATTGACCCCCCTGGCTTGAAGGCTGACATTGTGAAGTCTATTTGTGATCCAGAAAAATCAGGAGCAAGCGCCAACATCCGCAGAAAATCGACGGTATTCGCGCTAACTCCAAGAGCCTTCCAATTCAATCCACCGAACGTCGCGTTGGTTAAACGGGCTGCAGTAGTATAAGTCTGGTGTTCACTCCAATTCGGATTTTGTTCTCGAAGATCACCGGCCATCTTTTCGAAGGCAACGGACTTCAACCGAGGTAACCAGTTTCCGAATAGATGGTCCTCGGCTTTAGACTGTATGTCTTTCAAATATGGAATTTTCCCAATAAGTCCACCACCGCTGGCTTCGCTATCCGCAGCCGCTCGGTACGACGATCGTTCAATGTGATCACCTAGTAATACGAGGCCGTGTGCAGTTCCCTTGGTTGCAGCTAACCCCGCAGGATCAATTTCCTCCGGATGGAAGATTTCATGCAGACTAAGTCCAGTTTGCAAACCTCGTAGTGCTTCCGTAGCATAGTGGAATGGTGACAGAGATAACAAAGTCTTTTTGGCAAACTGAGATGCTCCGAGGACGGAGTTCATCCACGGAGTTCTGCGAACCCACGATGAATCATCGAACGTCTGATTAACTCGTTCTATGTGATCCGGATGAAACATCAAAGCAGTTTTCTTACGAACAGGCAATTCTACGGGATTTCCTTCTCCGTCTAGCAATACTCCACCATCTGGTCCTTTAGCGAATCCTACATCTGTAACTCTGAAGCGTCCAAAGGTTTTAGGACCTTCTACGTAATCGGTCACGTCGAGGTAAGGCTTGCCCTCGTGGTAAATAATGTGGTCAGAATCGGGGTCAATCGCCGATGTATCGTCAAACCGAATCCCTCGCCTCGCAACAGTTCTTCCAGATTCTATAGTCTGTGGAATATTCCGGATTCTGGACGGTTCGATAGCGACTGGACGCCCGTCTGTGTCGTCGTGTCGAATTAACTCGTTCTCTGCCTGGACAATACCGTGCGCCGCCCCCATACTACGCTCGTAGTTAGATGCTGCTTCGACCATTCCAATCTGCTTAGGAACATATCCCTTCTTCAATGCATCTACCATATTATCGAATCTTCTGGTCTTTAGTTGTCCTGGTTTCTTCGTAGCACGAAGCGTGCCCTCCGATGGACGGAAGGCGTTTTGTGTCTCGTCCTCGGGATTGTATTGCCTATTGCCAGCATAGTTCTCGCGAGCTTCAGCATCAGGATGTACGAGGCCCGCGCTCTTGGCTTTCTCCCAATGCTGGTCATAGAACGGACGAAATTCCTCGGCCATGTCTCGAAGTTCTCTAGGTAATCCGAGGGCAATTTCTATATTGCGAAGCTGCTGAGCTTTGTCCTTGGGACTAATATTATCCAGATTCTGGACTTGTTCTTTAAAGTCTCGAAGATTCTCTAGAGTATTTGGAGAACCTTCTGGTCTCGGCTCGGCTTCGTTTTTTAGTCCACCCGCCTCGTGATACCATTTCATGGCTACATCGAGATCATGCGGTGTTACTTCAAATCCAGTTGCCTTCGTGACTTCCTGAGCATATTTCTCTAGAACAGGTTGGTACTGATCTTCCATCTTATTAGCACGTAGTTTGCCCTGCTCTATCTCACTATGCTGAAGATTGTAGGCATCAATATCCGGTGTGTGATTATATTTGGACGCTCCCAGTTTAGTTACTAAATGATTAACAGAAGCCGCTGCAAAGACTAATCCTAGCCCTGCTGTAGTAATATGTTCCTCGGCTGCGTCCCAATCTCCGGTCTTGATATCGGATTGAATCATTGGAACTTGTGCCATGAATCCTCGGATCTGATCCAAGGCGAACCCACCTGTAGCAACCTTATCGATAGTTCCCGCCCATTTTCCTACCTGTGCTGCTTCCTCTGCTCCAAACTTCTGCGATACCCAATTGAGTACATTCGAACCAAAGGTTTCCGCTGACGCAACCCCTTCTCCAGCAAATCCCGCTTCGGCAGCTTCTGCTAGTGCCGCCTCGCCTGCAGTTGCAATAGACGATGTCCCGGCAGTAGCAAGCATTAGTGCGAGGCTAACCGGACTAGTCAACGAAGAAACGAACTTCTCTACACCCTTCTCAATCCCTCCCGCTCCTTCCCTAAATTCTGGAATCCCAAAGTACGTAGAAATAGGACGAGTGAGAATTGATTCACCAGTTCCAGATCTGTCTTCATAGCTAGGAACCGGTTTACCGAGTTTTTGTTCTTGAGTCTCCGGTTGTTCCCCCGTGGGAGCTTCTTGAATCTTGGAATCAGGACGAGGGAAAAATTCCTCGAAAGGATTATTGTAAGATTGAGCAGGGGCTGGCGCAGAAGTCTGTGCAGTAGGAGAAGCAGGAGTTTGACCTTGGGCAGGGAAGAACGAAGAGAACGGATTGTCTCCTGCATTAGAGGCAGCAGGTGCAGAGACGGGTTCTGGCGCAGCCATTTGAGGTTGCGCCGGAGTTGTTTGAAAATATTCGTCAAACGGGTTGTTTTGTGGCATTCACTATCCCTTGACTAAATGGTTGATTCTTCTTCCTCTTTAGGCTTTACACCAACAAGAGGACCTGTTATATCTGTAAACTTTTGAAACCCTTTCTTAAGAGTGTCAAGGGTACTTGGTTCGGCGTATGGATCAAATCCGTGCGATATCGCTAGAGAAACGGCTTCCTGAGGAGATTGAGCAGATTTGGCAAACTGCGCTTTCTGTTCTTTCGTCATAGGCGTTCCAGATCTAGGAGCTTTAGGCAGATTTTTCTGTAATAGCTCTTGTTGCTGACGAACTGCTTTAGCTTTCAGATCACGTTGTTCCTTTTGTTTACTTTGAGCATCACCAACGGCTTTTGCTACAGTTGGATTGATATTGCTTACTGCTTGGATGAATTCTTGGTTCATAGCAGAACGCTGACCTTGTAGATCAGACACGTCCGCACCAGGGTCTGCTTTCTGACGCTCTTTAATTGCATCATCAATACCTTGGACATTCTGTTTATATAGTGTAGCCAGCGCGGTCTGACCATTCTTCTCGGCTATATCCACAGACTTCTGAGCCAATGCATCCTGTCTAGCAGCTTGGTGTTTTTCCAGATTAAGCTTACCTTGTTCCATGGCTCGTTTCTGAGCATCGTCAGCAAGCTTCATAATATCTGTCTGAGATAGTTGAACGCTTTCTTCGAGGCCGTCGGTATAGACTTTCGATCCAACTGCTTTATTGACCTCGCCCTTAGTCATCGTGTGCATCTGTGTAAGACTGTTAATAGGCTGGTCGATTAGACGAACTGTAGTGAAATCGAGGGGATCGACGGGTTTTCCTGTTTCTTTATCTATCCAGTTTCCGGTATCGTCTACGTGTGCTGTCGTAGGCATAGATGTGGTGTAAACTGGAACACGCACATGCTGGCTATCTCCTGCAACTGCAAGATTAGGATTCTTCTTTAGCGCAGCTTCCAATGTCCTCGCATTAGCCGCTTGACCATTAATATTCTTGCCATCAACTACGATCTGAGCATCTTTGCCACCTGCAGAATAAGCAGCAGCAGCCATAGATTGATTTACAGAGTTCACGTGATCAATATTATCTGCAGGCATGTGATGAATTAGATAAAGACTGTGTGCAGTCTGAATGGTCAGCCCCGCAGTAGCCGCAATCGCATGTTGGTGCTCATCAGAATACTTCTGCATCTTAGCAGTTTCTTCGGCCTTCTTCTGTCTTAACTGAGTATTCTGAATCTCTTGCTGCCGTTGTTTTTCATTCTCATCGAGACCGCGCTGAACTGTCGAAGACGCTCCCTTAGCAAAGCCCTCGCCAAATCCGTGGGCTTGTGTTCCTGCTCCTAGAATTCCGCTAAGCAGCATTCCTCTAAAGAGTTGACCTGGCTTCTGTTCAACTGGAACTTCTTTAACAGATCCGTCAGGCTGTTCCTGCCATTGAGTCTGAGTTCCCATAACAGCTTTAACCAGACGACCAACCATGGAATGATGAGCTTCATCAATCTGTTGAGCTTGGTTGGGTTGAATCTGGGATTCCGAGGGCATCGGCAGCATACTGGATGTAGGGTCCGGATTCTGGATATTTATTGAAGGAGTTGTAGGAGGCAATAATAGTCCTGGAGCCGGAGTTCCAACACTGGCCTCGGGTTGCAATTGATCTGGCAAGGGATTAAACTGAGCCATTATACTTCTCCTTAGACGAATCCAGGAAATAACTTAGTGGAGTGTCTTTGCTGATATCTTGATCCTTAAGCGCCCGACGTAGGAAAGAGACTACGTTGCTAATTCCGCCTGGTTCCTTGATCCCATAGACGCCAAGCAGATTGGTAAGTGTATCTGTGGGCTTTAACCCCGCTCTGGAATTGCCTTCGAGCTTAAGCTGAGCATCGAAGCAGGCAGCCTTGTAGCCACTAAGCCACGAGGTAAATACACGACGACCTTGTTCGTCAGTCTCGTGTTTACCTGGACGAGCGAAGCTTCGAATCATTAGGGGATTACGAAGGTTGTAACACTGCGATTCCGGATCGTTCGCACCGTTTACTTTGGCAAGCGCGTCAACCACGGCTTCAATTCTATTAACTGGCATAATTTCTCCTAGCCATTAAGTTTTAGGTGCTCCACCTGAACCGGGGAGTTTGAATCCGCCTGTAGCCCAACCACCAGCAACCGATCCTGCGACACTTCCAAGAATACCACCTACAACCCCTGCCGTAGTTGGCTCCGTTGCCATAGCGTGTTGTGCCTCGAACGTGTCCCTCGCACCGGACAACGCCTGGGAGCTATAAGCAGTAGGATCTAGAATCTGTGCGGACTTCTGACCAATTCCTACAGCGTTCAGATAGTTCTCGCGACCTGTTTGCCATCCTGCAGTAGTAATACCCAACTGTTGCGAGGCTTCTTGCGCGGCTGCTCGATTAGCTGCTTCAGCTCGTAGAGTCGCAGCAGTTCCAGAGGGGAGGAACTTGTTCCCTCCCCCCACTGCCGCCAGCGCTTCGCCAGTGGCCTGCCGAGCCATCTTATAAGCTCCTGCTGTTCCCTCGGAAGCTTGTGTGCGAAGTGCGGCATCTTGCTGCGCCGAGAACCCGTATTGACTCGGTCCTGCAGCAATCGTAGCTTTAATACTTTTATCTATGTTATCGAGGATAGCTTGCTGGCCTGCGAAAGCTGTGCCGAAAGAACCCTTAAGAGTATCAGTCATCTGCTGGAGATTGTTGGCCGCGTTCTTTTCCTCGCCAGTAACTTTACACAGGGCCACAGGACCCTGGTGTTCTACTGACTCACGATAATCGGCTGGTTTTCCAGTCATAAAATCTTCCATCGAATTCCAGACAGCTTTGGTTGTTATAATCATTGTTTTTCCAAGTCCGAAATACGGACACGGTACACTGGAACATTAATTCTTTCAAATAACTGATTCTCGGCAAAGGTCGAGGTTCTTTCGTCTGATCCTAAGAAGTAAATCTCCCCACGACCTTGCAAGTGACACGAAGTCACTAGTGCCTGAACAATTTCTTTCAAGGCTAGAGCTTGTTTCCTGTCCGAGACCTCGGGATTAACACACACCGACTCCATCATTAGGGGAGTCTGGACAGGCATGAATAGTATTACGCCGTCCTCGGAATCATACGCTGCAAGGGTAAAGGTCGATGGGTATTCAATTACTTTTGGATCTATCTTATTTCTTTCCAGATTCTGGACAGCCCATTTCGTACATTTGTCGATGTCACGTTTTTCAGCCTGACGCACAAATATATGCTTCATTTATATTCCTAGTTTCTTAAATACAGTGTGTAGCAGACCAGATATTACTCCGGCTCCGCCTATCGCAACCCATTTCACCTTCTTGAGATCAGATATTTCTTTTTTCATCTTGTCCATTCCTCCGTCTGTTTCGAAGAACGGAACTACATTGGTTTCTAGAGCGGTTGATCGTTGCCTCAGCTCGGTAAATCCCTCGTTTATCTCTTTTCTTGCATCGCGCAGTTCTATTAGAATAAGTTCATTGATGTTTACATCTGACATAAGGGGCCTATTTGTATTCTATTACGGCGTAACAAAAAGTAATGCTTGGAGTGCTGCTTCCTGTAGATTTATTATCGCCGGTTCCAAAGATAGCAACGGGGGAATTACCACCAATTAAGTTAGTACTTATTGTAGCAACGTTTGTTCCATTTATATAAAAATCGACCGACGTTGCTGTTGAATTAGGGAATAATTGAAATACTGTAGACGGGGCTGCAGAAAAAGCTACACCAGTATTTACTACGGTTTGAGCAACGTTACTAGTCCCTGTAACAGCCTTCCAAGTAGTATCGGTTGTAGTGCTAAATCTAAACCCAATGTAACCTGCGTTAGGAGTATCCGTCGCAAATAGATTGCCGTTTAGGGCTGTTGCAGAAGTCGTTATTCCTACCCAATAACGAAAAGCGGTCGGCCCCGCCATCGCTTGACGAAAGGTATATCGACGAGAAGAAAGAAGAGTACTTCGAACAACGGTGTTTACGGTGGAATCTAGCCCTGCTCTCCAAGAACAATCGGTATTGGGGGAAGAGCCCGCGCTTCCGGTGTACGTACTGCAAGTTCCTTCACTAGCAACGTTTCCGGCAATATGAGCTGTAGTTGCCGTGCTAACGGTTTGAATTCCTTCTATTGCCACTCCGAAAGGATTGCCTGTAGATCCATCACAATACAGAAAGGAAGTTCCAAGAGACGGAAGGGTTGCTGCAGTAATTCCTCCAGAAGCGGTTATTGTTGTTGCGCCGCCAGAATTAGAAAGAGTTATATTTGTTCCGGCTACGAGATTTTCAAGAACTTGGTTACTGTTGTTTACTCCGTTAGTCTGTAATGTAATTCTGGGAGCCGTAGGTTGAGGAACAGGTTGGTTAGGAATCCAGGTGCTTACGTTAAAAGTTCCAGTATCGGGCACTGTTTCGAATTGTGGAGATTCCCATGCTGTTGTTCCGTCCTGTCGAAACGCCTCGATAATATAGTAAGCACCAATTGGAAGTAGTGGATCTGTGGACCAAACTTGCTGGCCAACAGACACATTTCCGGAATTGTCGAGTTGAATCCTAACGGGAATTCCTGCTGCAATTTGTGTCGCTGTTGAAGGGTCCTGCTCGTCGTGAGACAAGGTCATCGTTAGATAACCAGAGTCAAGGATCTCCCCAGAGCTGCTCTGAAATTTCCCACCACTAAGAGTTACTAACGCCATTTGTTATCCTTAGGCTCCGAATACATCGCCCTGAGTAAATCCTAATATAGGAAGTGTTTTAAATCCAACTGCCGCTCCTGCAAAATTTGTTTGAGATCCTGGCGTAAATGCCGTGGATTGCGCTCCCGCAGGAACATTTAGAGCATATTGAAGCTGGCCTGTAGTAGCTACTCCCATATTTATGCCTAGTATATATCCAGCTCCCGCTGTAGCATTTGCAGAGTTTCCAGAGAATCCAACTAGTACGAGGTCGGTTTTAGTCGTGGTCATTGTACCCACGGTAGGTGTTCCAGTGCTCTGAGCAACTGCCCTCGTAACGTCTACAGGACTAGATGTAGCTATACCGGAGAACTCATATAGTGCGAATTCAACAGACATTGTTGCGGTGAAGCCGCTTCCAGAAATATTATGTGTAGCAGTAGTTGTTATACCGGGAGCAATAGAAGGAGCGTTTGCCCTATATAAGATTCTTAGTCCGCCTGCCGTAGTTCCTGGAGTTGTAGTCCACGAGTTCAAAGTCGCTTCTGTCCAGGTTATTCCGGAAGTAATCGCGGCGAGTTGGCCTGCGCCTACACTGCTCGTGGTAGAAGAGAGTCTTCCATAGACTACGCACACTAGAAGACTTCCTGCAGTAGTCGTGGACGAAAAACCAACGGCTGAAGAAGTTAACGTCCACGGAGCCGCAGTAGGGCCTCCTGTCGCGCTACCGCCTATATTCGATTGTAGAAGGCTCATTGACATAATTAAGGAATACTTATGTTCAAAGCGACGTTTATTCTTGTAACTGTAGAAACCGAATTTAACGAAAATTGTATTTCGTCACCCGCCACAATTGCAGTTGAACCCCAACCTGATAAAGAGAGGTCTTCATTTTTCTGAGACGCGGTTAAACTTGGTTTATCACTTCCAGCGATGCTTACAGTCGCAGGAAATCCGGCGTATGACGACCTGAGAACATCCACTACACATGAACCACTTACGTCTGCTGTAATTACCCATCCCGTCAAAGTACAGGGAAAAGGAATTGATAATTGACCTTTTGCTCCTGTTGAGGGAACCGCACCACCGCCGTCGATTGTATAAGAGATTACTGCTGTTCTAGACACTGTAGTTCCTTCCCATACAAAGACTCCGTTAACATCATAAACTTTAAGATCGTAGAAAGTACCCGAGGGCGTTAGCTGGTCGCTTGACCATAGATTGAATGCAACCGTCGATCCAGAATTATTAAGTTGACCTCGGACTTTTAACCCCGCAGTAACCTGAGAACCATCCGAACTTACAGCATCCTCGGACAAAGTTGCGATCACGTATCCATTGGATACAGGAGTTCCGTCCGGATTCTGGAAAATCATCGAGACGTTTGTAGGGGGCATCAGAGCGCTGCAATTTTAATATGAAGATTATAGTTCATAGCAGCCGCAGCGTTACTAGCGTAACCAAAAGCGTACGTAACATTGGTGGCTGCCTTGCAATTAAGAAGAATCGGAACTCCAAGAAGAACCGTTGTAGTAGTATTTCCTGTACTTGTCGTGGCTATTGTTCCTGCGGCTATCTGAGCAGCCGCTGTAATAGTTTGTACTACGGTGTCTGGATCGGTATAGACAATTGTTAGCGCTCCTAGCGTAGAACTAGTTCCGGCAGCCGTTGTAACTTTAGCATCCCAGTTAAGCAAATATTGGCCAGAAACAACAATTGCAAAAAGAGTAGTCGTAGTAATAGCCGCAGTCTGGGCGGTAAGATCTACAGACGCTTGATTTATCGGAACACCTGTTTGGATTGTAATCTGCTCCGCCGAATTGATCTTTTTTGTTGCCATCAGAAGACCACCTCAAGAAAATCACCAGTTAATGGTGCGGTTGTCATCGCAATAGTCCATACACCACTAACTAGATTTAAGAAATAATTTGACCCCGCAGTTTGATACAACCCGTTCAAGAACGTGTCAATATAAATATTGGGGTTGCTAGGAGTTCCACCCACTATTGTAAAATTTGTAGTTACGCCGTCCGTAGCCGGTGTCGTGGCATACAGATTCCTGGTCGTCTGTTCATCTGGGGCAAATACTGCTTCCAAAGCATCTCCGGTTGTTGGCGCCGTAGTAAATACTACTGTCCAGACTCCACTCATACGGTTTAATGTATAATTGGTAGTCGGCGTTTGCAAAATACCGTTGACATAAATATCTACATACGAGGACGCTGGTAGATCCGCTGGAAACGAGAATGATGTGGTTACCGAATCTGCAGCAGGAGTCAACGTGTATATGAATCTATTTCCGTTTGGATTCGAAAATACAACATCGATTACATCGCCGGAAGCCGGTGCCGTACTAAAAAGAATTGACCCCGGACTTGGAAACGTATAGTTAGTATTAAGAGTCTGTAGAATACCATTTACATATACATCGGCATACAACAATGACAAACCCGAGGGAAAACCAACTATTGTAAAAGTTTGAAACGATCCATCCGGGGCAGGTGTTACAGAATATGCTTTACGAGAGTTCTGACTCCCTCCGGAAGCGGACAATGTAACTGATCCGCCGATAGGAACAAATCCTCCGCCGCTAAGTCCCGAGCCAGCTAGGACGGAGACCCCGCTTGTGTTACTTATTGGTAACGGATATAATTGACCCATTAGCTAGCCGTCGGTGTAAAGGTTATCGTTACTACTATTGAACTCGCCGACGCTCCTATATTAGTTACTGTTGTGTAAATTGAACTCGTTTGAGGCGAATCACCATTTGATCCCGGAACGTCTGGAGAACATATCCAATCCAGTTCACTGGCCTGTAATAGATACCAATCACCGATAATTCCGTTTTCTGTGCCAATTACAACAGCCTGCGTGAATGGTCTAGAAAGGTCAGCGTTCTGTGTCGCAGCAGTTTTATACAACTCCACTCTCGCGGGGGCGCTAACTGCAACCCGCATACACTGGAACCCCTTGGCAATCTGGACAATTGTTGGATAAACTTGTCCAACAATTAGAGCCGGAGTTACCAATGCCGTAGTCTGGACCAACGGCGCAGTCGTCGTAGTAGTCGAAGTTCTTGACGAGGTAACGATATTCGTTACAGATGTTCCACCAGCACCGGAGGCCAACGACGATAGTGTCGGAGGAGACAGCACTCTATACTGAGGAGCTTGACCACCTCGATAATATTGTCGTAGATTATCCGGACTTACATTAATAGGAGGAGTCGGGCACCTTAGGTTAACATTAGACTTGACGCTATAAATTTGGTCCGGATTCGTATACGGAGGCGGTGTTAGATCTGTTGCCGGAGATATGGGGTGTTCAATATCAAACTTCGCCGGATCTAGCGGTCGAGTTGCTTCAGCTAAAGTTGGCATCACATCTCCGGAATAAACGTGCCGACCAGCGTATATCCGATGACCTCGTTCCCAAAATTCTCAGCAGGCCAATCAATTCGTACTTGTATATGACGACAATATGCGGGAAGCTGGGTCTCAGAGAAATACAACCTCCTGGAATATATAGATCCAGACTGAGGCAAGATTGCAGGATCGGGGCCAGGTCTAACAAGAGCCTCGAACGTTCCAGCAACTTCATCTATTAGAACAGAGAAAGATGGCAATGTTCCGGTAGCGGTGGCGTCAAATGACAAGAAATTAAGTTCAGCTACTCGGCTAGACTCCGCCAACATAATCGAACCGATCGTGGCATTCGCGGTATACGAAACACCATTATCTTGCCAAGTCGTTAAATCCCTATTCAAAATCTTTCCGGTCGAGGCGGGTCCTAGTAGAAGCTTGTGTATTCCTGGAGCAACTTCTATAGACTGAACTGCTTTGACCCCGCCTACAATAGTGGCAAAAGGAGCCCAAGTATATCCGGATTCCGGAGCAGGGGTCTGAAGAAGTCTGTACCACCCTGTTGTACCATCGGCCACGTACAGAGCCTTGTCCTGTGAACCAGACACGTGCCACGCTACGTAGACATTCTCGGGGTTCCAGTTGGATTCCTCAAACTTGTTACCGATATTGTTACCAACTTCTGAGAATCCTGCGTTAGGGTCCAAGGACAAAACTTGTCCGTCCGAGGTAAAGAAATTGATAATGACCCCGTTTACTGCCAGAGCGTTGTAAGATAAGAGTCCAACACCGTCAGCATAAGGAAGAGGGAACAGCGGTTGCTGAGCCGTTCCGTTTCCGGAAATCAGATAGATATCAGACACGGTGAAGATCATGGCTCCGAGGCTGTTCGGAACAATCCTTGTAACCTGAGAAGGGAACGTTGCAGAATTGGTTGGAGGGTTGCCCTCGATTCCATTTCCTATAGGAGCATCGGGTCCATCAGTCCAGAATACTACGTTTCCGATGGCATAGAAGATGCGATTGAGATGGAAGGCCAATGCCCTCGCACCAGTCGGCGGAGGAGTATTCTCAAAGGCAATTGGAGCCTGCAGAAGGATATTTAGTCCGGAATCCGGCGTAGTATCGAAGTATCCGTGTGCCTGATACTGGGCCAATGGAACAGTGTATACCGTGTTGCTTACCCCGGCGCTATTAACGCCGCCAGCTGGATTGGCTCCTCCGGGGATTAGGAATGGTGTAGAACCTCCGTCCTTAGTCCGGAAGATAGCTATATAATCAACCTGAGGATCGATATTAGCAGGTAATCCTCCTGATACTTGAACACCTGCCGCACCTCGGAAATTACCAGTAGCTGTACTGGCAAGACCGGCATTAGATACTGTGTTCGTCAGTGTGTTAACAAGGGCGAGGTAATATGTCCAGCCACCATTAAGAACGGTTAGTGATCCGGCCTGGGTTGATCCGGCAGGACCATTATTCATCCAGATAAGGTCGGCCCCATCTGGGGTCGTTCCAAACAACGTTGTCGAAAAAGTCGGGGGTCCTGGAGGTGAAGCTTCAGTCACTCCGGTAGAGAATGGAACCTGTATATTTCCATTGCCATCCACGATCTGGTTGGATAGAACATAGACCACGCTATTGGGAATATCCCCGCCAGACGAGGTTCGTTTAAAGTTCTTAACAGGGCCTAGGTTATACCACGTATACCGGCCCGAGGTCTCCGTAACGCTGGGATATGTTGGCGGCGTAGCAAATGAACTCGCCGGGAATACCGGTGTCGTGGGCTGGGAAATAGCGGCAGCACTGAGAACGTCTTTACCATTGATCTGAACGATCATGGTCTGCTCGCTCAGATGCCCGTTTGCGTAATTGAACTCGAAGGTATATGTTCCGGCACCAGGGAACAGAATCTGATAAGTGTCGTTGGGCCAGAACCCTGAGTTGTTCTGTCCACCAATCAAGGTATAGCCATTGACTGCCGTCTTACCGGCTCCGCCAGATGACACACCCATATCCTGGAATACTTGGAATCCACTTACATAAGAAACAGAGGTGTTTCCAAATCCGAATACCATGCCGTCGTCGTGGTTAATCCTAAACGACAGTGTATAGTTTCCGGATGGGATAATGGGAATTACCAATGATCCGGAAATGGACCATCCGTAGTTAGACGTAGCGGCAGCATCAGGAGTAGTAAACCCTGTAACCGTGTCGGCCCCGTCAATAGTCGATACCCGCATCGGATTGACGTTTGCATCAATCGAGCCGGTTGACCTCGGATCATTATAATTTAGACTGCCTACAGAATACGTAGCGACAGGGGCAGACGGGAAATTATGGTTAAAAGCCCCGTTATTCTGTCCATTAAAGTGTCCAAGCGTTACAGCGGTTGCCCCGCCAGACAGAGTTATACCACCAACCGCTAACTGGAATAAGCACAGAACTCCTCCAACGGTGGCAGTTATAAACGCTCCACTGGCGTATGACGTACTTGGAGCCCACG